GCAGGGTCTTCGCCATGGCACTCTTACCAAAGGCCGTCGGCGCCACGATAACGAAGACGTCATACTGGTTCCACTTCTCCTCGAGAAGTGACAGTGTTTCCTTTTGAAAGTCCCGTATCACTTTGTACGGGAAATGCTTTAAGAGTTCCATGACTTTTTTATTCCAATTAGAATTTCAAAGGCTTCTTTGGCTTGGGCTGGTACCACTGCATTGCCCAGTCGCTCAATTCTGTCCATCCTAAAGGGAAGCCCATTAACCACTCGGTCCACACTGGGTTCAACCGTCCACCATTGTCTGGAATTTCTTGGACCGCTACCGATAAATCCATTCCCCCTGACTTGTTGTTCGGGCGAGCTCGGTGTTTTTCCCAAGCCTCGCGACTGCGGTTTGTCATTTTGCTGGTTGGAGTGGGCCAATAAAAACCATCTTTCTCTTTTGTGGTTTGCACCAATATTTGCAGCGGATAGCATACACCATCGACTATCATACCCTGCTTCGGTAAGTTCCTCGATAACTGTATCCAGTCCCCGCGTTCTGATTGCTGGGACATTTTCAAGGAATAAGAACGTGGGCTTGACTTCTCTGGCCAAGCGCATGACTTCAAAAAAAAGTCCGCTTCGCTTTCCTTCCAGTCCTGCACCCTTTCCTGCAAGGCTGATATCTTGACACGGGAATCCTGCAATGATGATGTCAATGGGGACATCAAACATGCTTCCTTTGAGTGTCGTGATGTCGTCCCAAATTGGTGCCGACTCAATACTTCCATCCCCCATCCGTGAAAGGAGCACAGACTGAGCGTGTCGGTTCGCTTCACAATAAGCGACGGTTTTAACCCACTCTCTGAGGGCGAGGGTATTTCCTCCGATGCCACTAAAAAGGTCCAAGCCATAAAGTTTATCTTTCATTTTGGTACCAAAGTATTAAATGTTATCGCTACTTTCGGATATAGAGACTAAACTTTCGGATTATATGTCCGATAATTGCACATACGGCTACCGGTACCGTCTCCGAATCTCGGCCATTGTCCGGCTATTGTCTAGTCGGATGACACTGATATCCGAGTGTAAATCTATGATAGCCCGTATCAATTGCTGTAGCTTGTAGGTGATGAGGGCGATACCGCCCAACCCAACAATAAGTCCCAGTCCGATTAATGCCTTAAGTTCAAAGAGATTAGTAGCCATCCCGAAACCACCCTCCACCTAATAGTTTAAACCCCGTACCACCTGACACGACACGGATGAAATCCGTGCAGCCGCACACCTCACACCCCTCCTCCGGAGGGACATCGCGGTCAGCGACTTTCCTCATGACGTCCACTTGTTTCCCACACTTCTTGCAGTCCCACTGGTACAACACTTGATACCCTCCTGTTACTGTTGTACGGCCATCCCCCACTAGCTAAAGCGAGTGGTGAATGACCGCGGCTTGTTATCGGTTACTCAAAACTTGCCTTTGATGGTTTCGTATAAAGTTTGTAACAAACTAAACACTTGTAGTGGTCCCATGGGCCGCCATTCGAAAGTGTTAGCTTTTGTTGGTCGTGGGGATGGGGACATGTGGCCTGGATTTTTTGTCTTTCTTTTTTTAACTGGTCTATAGATTCTAGGTGTTCGTAAATTTTGTTTTCTACTAAGTCAACTGCGTTTGTGATATCTTGCACAGTGCGCTCCTTTGTTAAGTATTATCGAAACCTTCCCACTGGTCGGCCCATTCTTCAAGTAGATTTATTGTGGCGTCGGGCATCGTTACCCTAGTGATGCCAGGCCTCGCGTACAGTTTATGGATGGCAGTTTGTAACTCAACCAAGTTATCAACTTCCACTTCGTAATCAGCCACATCCCCTATGGCATTCTTAGCAGATAATAGTATCTTCATATTACTTAGTCCTCCACACCGTGTTAGCAATTTCTTCCTTTAGTCGGAGCATATCACCGACACTGGAGCAAATATGTATTTTATAGTGGCGAGACAAGACAGTACGTTGACAGCTACTGCAATGTCGATAGACATTGTCTTTCATAGTTCAATCCCTTCCTCAAAATAAGCAAACATAACAAAGTCAGTGGGGCTATCCGGAAGCGGAAAAGGACTTATAAATTGGTGACCATGGGGAATAGTAACTGGAGTTAACTTATTCTCCTGACAAAAATTCCTGGCTTCTTCTGCAGTGTCAAATATTCCCAGGTCTTTTCCAGTATGTAAGTGTCGCACCGTAAATGTTTTCTTTTCCTGGGTCATAACTCCACTCCCTCTTCTTGCAAGATTTCATAGAAAAGTTTCTCGAGTTGTGAAATTAGTTCAGTTCCTCCCCCAACCATCTCTTCCGTATAACCGTACATCGACGGTACCTTCACTAGGTCCAGTTTGTCCACCAATGTTTGTATCCTGGCATCCGCGTAGCCATGCTTCCTAGCAGGACGGAATACTGACTGGGCTATTTCTTGTAATGCAGCCCGGTACTTCCCGGCGTTAACCGCCGTCTCGAATTCGTCCCTCTCTTCTGGCAGATTGAATGATAGGGTAGCTTTCATAGCTTCTCCCCTTGAAAGATGGTCCAATACTCGCCGTTAACCTTACCGGCATTATGGTAGAATATCTTAAGCGCGGCAAACAAATCAGCGGCCAAAGCGTAATCCATATCAATCTTCTTGGTACCCCCATTCGGACTCACATCAGTAATCTCATACCCGTTACCGTTATCAATTACTCGTATGTAGGAATCTTCGTCATGGACAACCGTAACACGGTTTTTAGTGTACGTAGCTGTAGAGTCAATTACATCGGGGGCGAGGAGGAAGTACGTTTTACAAACTGGGTCCGGTAGTGTTTTCTCTTCAGCCGGCTTCGAATTTTGTTTTACTTTCTTTTGTGACATAGACATTCCCCTCCATTGGAGTTGTAAGACTTGACTTGATTTCTGCACATCGCCTGACATTCGCCCATCATCTTGCGGTGGTCGGATGGCCACCATTCTCTCGGCGCTGGATGGGCACATGATGATAAAAGGAAAGTGAACAATATAATGTAATACATTATTGCCTCCCCGTACTACAATATTACTATCGGCACCAAGACTAAAAAACTTTAGTCTCTTTCTTCACTACTAAAGACGTGAATTAGTTCGGGGCCAATCTGCTTGAGTAACTCCTCAACAGCATGCTCCAAACTTTGAGCTATTACTTCCTCGACATTCTCGTCTAAGATGTTAGCTACCCCATTCGCGTACAACACCGCGTGCGCCCACTCGTGAACTAAAACTGACCATATCCTTTTCTTATCAAGGTCTTGACTGATGGCTATCTTCCGGTGGAGGCCGAGTGTCTCCCCGACATTCTCCTCCCCGGTATCGGTTAGCTCAATCCGAAAGGGAACTCCCATCACCATCAGTATCTCCGGCAGCTTGGATATGTCTGGCGAGGGAGATAACGATATGTCCGATTTCGATGGCATCTGCTTCGTCGCCTTTTTTATATTCTGGTCTGACATACTTCTTCCAAGATGCGGGGTGGACTCCCAGTACGTGGGAGCTTGTAGTACATGCTAGCACGATACCGACTGCTTTGAGAAGACTAGCAATAGCATTTTGATTGAAGCCGCTAGTAGCTGGGATATCTTCGTAGACAAGGACATCCACTTTGTATTCATTACATAGTACATTCAATGACTGGCCAAGCTTCCTTGCCCTCTGCCAAAGGTGGAGGTGACTCCCCCCGGTGTGAATAATACCACTGTCAATCTTGTGGCCGGCCTGGTAATAGGCCCACCCAGGTGAGGAGGATGTACTCCCTATCGAGGGGTCAATGACGAGGACACTCCCGTATGTCAGGGGTCCCTTCAATCTATCAACATTCTGGTAGAGTTTCGTTTTCTTACTTATCATTATCTATCCCCTTGCACAAGTTTAGCGGTACATAGCCAAGTCCTACTAGATGCTTGATAAAGGGAACCCCCCGTCTCAATCTCATCTATAGTATTCACCCGACTACATTCCATTTCGTGAATATGAATCCACATGCGGGTATCTTCATCGCCGAGTCTAGTCTTCCCCTCCCAGTGAAGTAGGATATCCCTATTCTGACTATCCCGAAAGGAGAAGAGATGTCGGTAGTTACCGTTGTCATTCTCGACAATTTGGACTCGGGCAAAGGCCAGGAAGTAGGAGACCACTATAAAGACTGTCATGTTACTTCTCCGAGAGGATGTAGTAAGCGTACCGGATAAGTCGGTACACGATATAAGGGGGCCAGGATATGGCCACGAGGAAGGCTGTCAAAGACAAGGCCAGTAACCCCACCGGAAATACCACCAGCCACCTAATCGGTTCCTCGGCAATGTCCATATCACTCGGGTTCATTTTCTTCTCCCATCCCGGGATACTTGTAACCAAGTTCCGCTAGTAAGGACCGCGCTAAGATGACAGCCTCATCTACCATTTCACTTTCAGTAGCGTCGGGAGGGGAGCGGAGTACCACGGAAGGTAGGACTTGCGCTGCGGCAATGAAGAGTTTATCGTGATAGGTACCCTTCAGTTTCCTCTTCTGGTCTGCTCTAGCCTTGACGTAAGAACTGCTCATCTCTTTGCCCTTTCGAAAAGTTTATTGACGAGACTATCCCATTCTTTCTCAACAAAGTATTCGGGTAGTAGATAACTATTCATAATATCTGGCATCGTGTCATCGTGCTCCAGTCTCAAAGCGCAGTGGCCCAGTTCGTGGTAGACTAACGCTAGCCTTTGATTGGCTGATGCGTTGTCCCAAAACCTTTTCATGAAGCGGACTTCGATGGGAAACTTACAGAAGCCGACTACATCTTTATCCTCCAGCTCCGGGGGTAGCTTGGATAGGAAACCCACCGTGTCCACAGTGTAGCAAGGAACATCCCTGCCTACTGCGTCAGCTGCGAACTGTTCCACTGCGTACTCCACAGTGGGGTGGATACGGTATGCTATTTGGGAAGGGTAGCAGGGACCGGGCTTCCCGTCATTACCGTGAAAGGCTGGGGTACTTCGGCAATGCTCGGTAGTACCACAGCTAACCAACAAGAAGAGAGTCACTAACCAATACTTCATAATGTCTCCTTATCACTTACTGGACACTATTATAGTATCGGCTGTTCGTAAAAAAACTTTAGTAGAATCTCTTAATGGAGTACCTTCCCATCCCACTCTATTCTTACTTTGTGGGGGAGACTGTAATGATTATAGTGAGTTGTACTCATCTTGTATGCTGAAGCCCACTCGATGAAGAAGTCATACTCATCTTGCCTCAGGTAGAGTACATCTGGGTATTCCCCAGTACTATCTAGGTGCTCTTGGATGAAGTAATGAATGGTATCGAGGATGGTCATTTGTCATATCCCCCGCAAGTTACCCAGTAGTTGAGGTGGGCGCGTCGTTCCACTACCCTAGCGCAGGGGGAATTCTCATACAACTCCGGGCAGTGATGCTTGGCTCGGGCTACTGCAGACCTGTCCTCTGCTGTTTCCTTCTCGCCGGGGGGTAGTATCAACTTCGTTTCAGAGCACATCGTAAAGGCTACCCAAAAGAATACTTCGGTCGGGGTCATCATCTTAGTTTCTCCTTTGCATCTTATTATTCTTCTAATTTGATTCCCGCTAAGGTCTTCGCCACGGCAGCACTCCCCTTCAGGGGACAAGTTCCACCTAGAATTCTATTCAATTCCCGGTATGCGTCAATCTCCATTATTCGTTTCGCGTCTTCAACCTGTTCGTCGGGTACCTCGATGATACTTTCGTCATGCCAGTCCATCACTATTGGACGCCAACTCACACCAGCCGCCGTAAGCAAGTCAGCTGCGATACGTGCGTATAGTTGGAGGATGTCGTGTCCAGTAGATTGTACCACGCGGTTTAATATATCCTTAAGGTATTTTTCATCGACGCATATCGGGCGGCCATACCCATTCTCAACCCAGCCACCATTCGCTCTCCACTCATCTTGTAACCAAGCTACATACTCCAGCACTCCGCTTTTGGCAGCCATGAGGGAATCGTGCATATCCTCCACTTCGTGGAGGGACATATCCACACCATTCAAAGAGAGTATCTTCTGTTTCTTTTTCACTCCCGAGCCGTAGTTATCGGACAGGATGAGGAGCTTAGCGATTGACCTCTCCTTCTTAAATGCCTTCTTCGTAGCATCCATTACTTCCGGTATTGGGTCATAGGGACTATATCCCAGCGACGTAAGTCGCGGACCAATGCCCGCCATCATGCTACCGTAGAAGAGGTAGATGTCATTCTTCTTGGCACCTGGCCCATACAAAGCCAACAAGTTCTTATCCTGCGACAGCTCCGCTGTCACCACCATCTCCAATGCGTTCACGTCACAGTCGACGAAGCTATGGCCGGGCCGGGAAATGAAACCCGACAGGGCACCCTTCGTCTTCGGCAACTGTTGGAGATTGGGTGACTTCCCAGCTAGCCTACCCGTCACAGTACCGGGCATCTTAAAGGAGGGGTGAATCGTGGGCCGATGCTCCACTCGCTCGATATAATCCGATACATAGCTGAGCTCCTTCACCTTGAGCGCCCGCCCGATAAGGACCTGGCCCACGTCTCCCATACTTTGCAAAGCATCCTCACCTATCGCAGGTAAGCCGCTCTCGGTCTGCAACAATACCTTATGCTTGAGCTTCTCGTACATGAGCCACCGCAAGTGGTCACCCGATTGGAGGTTGAAGGAGTAGCTGGGCTCGATACCAAACTCAATACCAACCTTTTTGTCATGCCACCTTTTCCAGTTAAGACTTTCAACTGGCGGCTCCTCTTCAAGGGCTTTCCACTTCAGCCAGTTCTTGGATACTTCCCCACTCTTGGTGTACCTAGCAGGTTCCTTCCGTTCCTTTTTCTTTTTGTAGCGGGGGGGCTCAGTCGCGAGGAATCCCTCAAGGGCTTCCCTTTCCCAAGCATCGACGTGCGGTTTGACTAGGAAATGGTTGCGGAACGTCTGTTCACTATTTACGATAGCCGCTTCCAACTCAGTAGCATACCCCACCCAATGTTTCCTATCCGTCATGATGCCGGCTATCTTTTGGTCGATGTGAACCATGACATGCGGCAAGAAATCTTGCCGGTGATAATCGGCTAGTTTGGGGAACCGTTTAAGAAGCGGGGCTAGGTGTTCCGTGTAAAGTAAGTACGTGGCCTCGGCATCCAACACACAATACTTCCCAAGTATGGACGCAGGTGCCCTCCACATTTCCCCTTTCAGGGGAGCGTTGTTCTGCTTCTTGTATCCATTAGCAATCAGCCATTCATCCAAGTCAATTTCATTGGTTGATTGCCACATCAAGACGTCCACCATAGCTTCCTTGAGACCCCACCTTTGGCCCTCGAAACCCTCACTAGCGCACTGCATGTAGAGACCGAACGTACACGCTAACCAGTTGGCATGCTGACTTAGGTCACGCCTTATCCACCCCCCGTCAAAGTAAACGTTGTGGGCTATCAATCCCTTATGCTCGGTCAAAAGTTCAATTAGTAGTTCCAGTTCTTTGTCTGATAAATCATCTGTCGAGAAATAACAACTACCTCTGTCCCAAGCTAGGCCGACGCCCACTACGTAAGACTCCGTAAATACGAGCGAGTAATCGTTGCCTCGTGTTTCGAAGTCGATGGCCACTACCGGGGAAGCGAGGGCGGACTTGAGTAACCGCTCCCCGTGGTCGATGCATGGGGGGCACACTACTTGGTAGTTACTGCCGGTTCGTGCGGGTGTCGGTTTCGGCTCAATGAGTACGAAACGGGGATGGGTAGTAAGGGTAACGTGGTCCATGGATGTCCTCACTTTGGCAGCAAGTTAACTTTCACCTTGTCACTATATGTAGTGGCCACGGCACCTACTGCTATTGTATTGATTACAACTGGAGTGGCAATTAATAAACCATGATGGGCACAGAAGTAAATGAAGACTGCGAGTATCATTTCATCCCTCATATCATGAAGTTATGTCTTTACCAGTAGCAACTGCGTAAAGTAGTCCCGCCAACGCTACTCGTAATTAGCTAACATACTAATATAAAAGGGAGGGCGCTACACCTCCCAGTACCAATCGCTCAAAGACTGGCTACCAAGCGGCCTTCTTTACGACCGCTCTTTGTTATTAGGCACGCTTTTTAATAAGGAGTTTGTGGGTGGGTTTCCCGTCCACGATTTCTTCGTTCGCGTAGACGTCGATATACACAGTCGTACCAGCTGGGATGTCTTGCTCGATAGTCGTGGCCACGGAAGCGAGAGCCTTGCTCTTCTCAGACTTGGGCTTGAAGAGACCGGAGGAGAGAACTACTTCGGGCTTGGGACCTGCGGCCCGGGGAGTACCAGAGCTGGCTGGTTTACCAGCAGACTTGTTACCGAAACGATTCCCTTGAGACTGATTGTTGAATGCCATAAAACTATTCCTCATTTGATACAGACTGAGCGACATGCTCAGTTCATTCATACTACTCTTATCGGACGAACGTAAAAAAACTTTAGTACTTTTTTTACTTCTATCTTAGCACCAGAACCATGCGACAAAGGACGCCGAAGGTGTCCGATACATCAGTTTAAGTCGGGGGATTTACTGGACACCTTATTCTCATCAGAACTGCCCTCCCTCACAATATCAAAGCTTTCCTTTATCAAGTCCAAGATGACTGTCTCTGCCCTATCAACTTGCTTCACTGGGACGAGGTGGGTAATGGATGTTGCCAGCATCTCAGTAAGGATAGTCAATGTGGCATTGGCTCCCGCTGCTGATATGGTACAGTTCACCCAGTAAAGGAGGCTGTCCATAGCCGCTTCCTTATAATACTCATCAAGTTCCTCTTCGGACAAATTAGCTTTTCCCAAATTTACTGACTTCTTCATGCCACTTCTCCCAGTTGTTTTCATATTTATCACACACTTCTACCAGGGGACAATAGGAACAGTCACTGTAGCTAGCCTTTTTGCCATCCACCTTTACCGGTGTCGGCCGGGGACCTAGCACCTTCTTCTCGGTCATAGAAGAAACGTACTCATAAAATCGTTCGATGTCAGATGTTGACCAAGGGGTAACACTCCACGTCGGGGCACCTTCGATACGGTATTGGATAACGTTGCCCTGCCCGAAGCCTACTTCGTAGACAGTGATATGGGGTTTGACATGTTTGGGATTACCCTTTTCATTTACTTCTACTAAAGGATGAGAAGGTGGAAACATCTTACCAGCCCAATCAGGTATGGCGAAGTTAGTATATTGACTATATACCAACCGGTAAGGGACTCCCAACTTCCACGCATAGTGGGCCGCTTGGATAAGATGCTTAACTTTCGGTGCAACTTCAAAGGATACATCCCTCGCTGTCCATATGGAGCAGATTGCTTTATGCTCGATGCCGAGTACAGGACTATTGTCCGCTTTACAGAGTACGATATCGGGTCGACCTGTAACAGCAACACCCCTCGATGTCGTCCACTTGATGGGGATTTCTTCTTCTTGCTTAATTGCTCCGGGCCAGCTGCGTCTCAGTTTATCCATCCATATCAACTCGTTAGCTTTACCCAGCTCAAACATCAGTAGATTGTCAGGTTCGGGAACTTCCCCTTCGATACCAGCGAAGCTCCGAATGAAGGACTTCCTGTGACAGCCCCCAATAATATCGCCACCCTTGGTCATGACCGAGCTGTCCCCAGCCCGGAGGTTTCCAAGCTTGGCAACTTCCCCTTCCGAATGCTTCTCCCTGTCATCAGCAATGCCGGACCAGAATAAGTTCGTTAGATTGATATTAAGTAAACTCATACTGGCCTCACTCATTCGGTCCCACACTGTTGATATACACCCAAGCCCGTTCATCTTTCTTTAACTTGACCAACTCCGGATTGTCGTAGCCGACCACCCACCCAACCACGTAATCACCATTCGGCCCGAAGCCAAGTATCTTCCAGAGCCGACGGCTATCCTGGTGTCTGGCTAGGAAGGGCGTCCGATGGAGACGGAACAACTCCAGAAGAGTTGACTGAGTCGGGATTGCTGGATTGTCCTGATACATTGTTCTTCTCCATTTCTTTTTGGTAAGCGTAAGCTCGGTCCATTACATCTTGCATATATCTTTGCATCGCAAGCTTGGCTATTTTATCGGGCTCGATGCCTGCAGCATCGGCCATCTGCCGGGCTAACTCCGCTTCCTCACCATGAAGTTTGAACGCTAGTCTGAGTCTCATATTCTTTTCCTTTCTGTAACGGGCATCAGAGATGTCGCCTGACCTTCGGTCAGCCCTTTAGGGCGCTCTCCCCATGAGAGCGGCGTGTCCTTTGTCGCAAGGTACCTGTTACTTACTACTTATTCTTCTTCGGTGATAGGAATCTCTCGTGGATGTAAATGACTTGATTGATACCGAAACCGGAAGAGAGGGAAGAGGTATCAAGGGCAACATCAGATGAGTACAGTCCATTGATATCATTCGTTACTTTCTTGAAGAAGGATGGTGATAGGAGCATTAGGTTGATAGCTTGGTGGAGTGTCTCATTTCGGAAGTGCCATAGTAGCTCAGCTTCAGGCATAATCAGGTACGCTTTCAGGTCGTGCAATGCGACCTCATCCGCTTCCGCTAATTGACTAGCCAAAGTATACGCCATGTCTGATGTCATCACACCACGAGCAAATATTCTAACTGGGTGCCAGAGGAGAAAGGAATGAGGGGTAGCATACCGCTCGTTACAGTGTAGCAGTATTTGGAATGCCATGGATGCAGCCACATCCCTTACTGCACATCGGAACTTGATACCGGCCAATTTCATCTGTTCCATTCTGTCGATGAGGAGGGAGCCCGCAACTACTTCCCCACCCGGTGAGGAGATGATGATGTTGATAGTGTCCCCTTCTTTGGCCAAAGCTTTCATAGTATTTACCATCGGCTCATATATTTCACCACTAATTACTCCATTAAGGAGGATAGTCCTAGCTGGGTCAAACTCAACTTTCCCTTTTGAAAAAGCAGTTGAGCTACAAAACAGCGCTATTAAAGTGAGGATAAAAGACTTCATCTACATCTCCCAAGGTAAGAACTGACACGGAGGACATACTCCGTTGTCTCTTTAGATAAGGTACCGGTATTGAGGAAGCGTGTCAACTGGACATAGCCCCCATTATAAAGAACTAACGCTAAAGTACGGTCCCCATTCACTTGGTCCAAATAATACTTCAAGAGACAGGTTCCATACTTGACATTCGCTCGGCTATCCATTAGCCTCGCTAGGAGGACACTGTCTTCAACCCCCCGAGCAAAAGGAAGGCGGCACTGGATGGCTGCCTCCTTTGCTCCTATGAGGGTGACTTGCATGAGGCCGTAGGCACCCGAGCCTGAAACGGCTCGGTGATTGAAACCCGATTCGGCGGCGATAACAGTAGCAGCGAAGGTCAAGAAGCGGGGCGAGGTATCAACGCTGCTCGTACCGAGAGCGTACATCGCGGCCTTTACCTGTTCAGGATTTACAGCCTTGTCGCTGGCCAGCGTTACCCCACAATCATGCCAAGCCATTAATTCGGGTGCGAGGGGACCCAGTGGCTCACTTCTTCCTGTCGTCCCGAGAAGGATGGCGGAGATTATAAGACCTAGTAACGCTCCGGTTATTCTCTTCTCTTTTTTTCCGCATCTCATCTTGCTTTCTCCTGTACTCTTTTTCTAATTCACTTTCATTGAGGGTGCTGGTCATCTCTTCGGCCCGCCTTTCCTCGGGGGCGAGCATCTCAACATGTGCCGTACCTGAAAGGTATTCCCTCTGCTTCCTTACTGATTCCTTTAAGTCTTCCATTTGTGCGTTAATATTGTCTAGAGTTTCCTTTACTTTCCTCTTACTCGCCTCACTAAACTGGAACTTGATAATAGCTCTCGTCTCTTTTTCCTTAATGAAGGGAATGACATTGTCTTTTTTATTGTCGCTCATATTTTACCCTCCTTTTTTAGCTTATTAATTCTGGCGCTTAAGTTATAAACAAGTCTCTTCCTTAGTAACTTGGTTGGATTCATCTCAGTCTTCATTGGAACGCACCTCGATGGTTTTGTGATAGGTACGGAGATAGTCTTGCTCTAGCTCGTCGAGTCGATTGAGTACTTCCCTGAAGGAGGCATCGATATCCTGTTGCCGGGTAGTAAGGTCCTCACTAACCGAAGCTACCACATCGGGTCTTTTTTCGAGCGCGTCGGCGAGGACATCAAACAGGGCTTGAGCGCTGTCGGAGTTGACAATTCCCTCCCGGTAAAGGGCATCTGTTAACCGGGCTGCGAGTTGGATACTGGAAGTGATTTCACTCTTACTCATAAAAGCTCCTCTCAAAATGGGACGTTGATAGTGGGTGGTAAGTCAATTGGGGTCTCGGTCGGTTCCCCAAAGACGATAACCAACGGCCACATTTCGATATCGTCTCGAGTTATGGCGGGTAATTTGGTCATCGTCACAGCGGGGATACCTTCCACATTGGCCAAGAACCATTCACGTTCCTGTGCTGAATCAAAGTAAGCTACATTGTCAAATCCGATTACGTCGTTCACGGCATGTTCTCCTGTAACGGACAGCTATGCTGTCCTTTGTCGCTGGGTTAATCTTCCTTAGCCACATTCTTGAAGTGATACTTTACTTTGACTGGGTAAACTAAGCGGCCATCTTCTTTTTTGGCTGGTAACAACGCCGCTTCTATCCCCTCCTCGGCACATTTGGCCACGAACTTTAATGCATCCCCTTCACTGTCCATAAAAAAGGTTTCGGTTTTCATAACGCAGCACTCTTTTCCTGGTCCGGCCAGTTTCTATGAACAATCTTCACGGCCTTTACCTGGTCAGATACTAGGGTATCCCCGTCTTGTCTCATAGTTACTGTGGCTAGTATCCGACACAGCATCGGTAAATGTCTCTCCTCGGCGTATTTGAGTATCCGATAAGTAACCGCACCGCTAGCCCATTCAATCTCAAAGCGGGCATTTTTGCCTTCAGTTAGTATCTTCTTGACTCGGTAGAGGATGTAAAGATTCTTGCCAAAGAAGTATCCGAGTAGAAGTCCACCACCAGTAATTAGTATGGTACTGATGCTCATCTGATTACCCCCACGATAGAGGGTTGCTCGTAACTATTCCCTAATCTGTCCTGCTTCTCGGTGAAGGCTACCTCAACAAGGGCACCAATGTAGTGGGGCTGGGTAGACCGTAGCCACCCCGATAATTTATTATCGGAGCTGGTATAATATACCTGCACAAAGTGGTGGGGGGTATTCCCAACTAGGATGGTATCAATTTCGGCTATTGTGGCAGTTTCACGACGCATATTATATAACCTCGCTGGTGGTGTGTTGTTCAATAAAATCTTCCATCTCATTTTGGTCAAAGTAAAGTCCGTTGACTTCTACCACGTCCATGTTGTCAATATATGTTAGTACCTCTTGGCGGTGAGCGATGGGGTCAACTTCAGCCAAGACACGAGAAGGGGAATAGGAATAGTTACCGATAACTACTTCAGGTAAAGTTTCGTCAAGCAAGTCATTGCACTGAGTTTCGAGCTCATCCTCGGTCCAAAAACTAACGACATCTTTGGCATCTTCGAGTAACTCGGGTCTCACTTTGAAGAGTTTCACTGCCTTGTTGTAAATCGTGCTCATATCGGGGTCTCCTATTGTGATACCATACAAAGGTATGGCGTTGATTACTGGGTAGTGTCAAGGGAGGAACGCCGTCCATAGCGTTGTGGTGGTAAGCCTTGACTTGTAGCGGACACTTACGTGTCCTTGACAATTTGTCCTAACGTAGCTAAACTGGAGTATATTTGGAGCTTGGTGCGGCATCCTGTCCGCGTCTTATAACTTACTTATCGGACGAACGTAAAAAATCTTTAGTACTATTTTGCAACTTTTTTACTTCAACAAAGTACCCAATCATTCTCCGTCCTTCCACCTGTCGTAAGCCTCTTCAGCTCGGTAGCCGATGGCCTCTTCCCGTAGTTCATACTCGAAGGCCTCTTCTACCATCAGGAGGTCCTCGTCCGTCATTTCAGAGTCATCATCGAGCCAGTAGCCGGAAACTAGGGTACCCGTCCGATAGCAAACTTCTGCTTCACATTCCCGGCTTTTACCTGTCATACCATACCTGATAGAAAAGAGCATAATGGGTCTCCTGTATCGGGCACTAAAGTGCCCTTGACGATTAGTGCTGTACTTTACTACCATGGGGTGTGACCCAGTCGTGAGTCAAGCCTCGCGCCTTTACCTCGCTATCAAGTTCATCAACGGTGATGATGCCTTCCTCGAGGAAGCACTCGAGCTCCACCAAATTGTATTTACTAAGGTCCAATTTATATTTGATGCTCATGGTCTTTACCTCATTTATGTTTAAAGACATAAAACGTTTTGCCGGAATGGGAATCGAAATCTTCTCCGACAAGAACCGCCTTTACCTGTTTAGCAGCAGCCTCAAGCGATGTGCGCCTATCGTCATAGCAACGGTAGCCATTTAAGGCTACCCATATGTGGTTCTGGTCTTTCCTATCCCAAAAATAATGATTGTCCTCGAGAAATTGGTAGAAAGTTTCCATACGTCTCTCCTCTTATTGCTATTTATATTGCATCTATCATGCCATCGGCCTTTACCTGTTGTATCGGGCAGTTATCACTGTCCTTTGCCGCCTTTACCTGTTCAGGCTTTGGGCGGTGAAAAGAAAATAGGTGACGGGGGTGTGACGTGATAGCGGTGTGACGCATCGTCGGTGTGATGTGATAGCGGTGTGACGCATCGTCGGTGTGATGTGACAGGGGTGTGCATTGGCTTAGTTCCACTAAAAAGAAACCGGGCCGCAATGGGCCCGGCCGGTTTTTGTTTTAGCTCAATGCCCTAGTCACTAGGGCAACAATCAGGAACGGTGAAAGAATAATTAGGGATAGATAGAGAAGTATGAATATTATCATACGGCCTCCTGTCCGAGGCGGCGGGCCGCCTCAATTAAACACAATTCCAGGGTTCTCAAGCGCTCCAGCGCTTCACCGCTATCAGCCTCAGACCGTAGACGGTCTATTGCACCTATTAGGTGCGTTATTTCTTGCACTGGGGTCATGACACAACCTCCGTCACGTGAATAAACGGTTTAGAACCAACATAATACTGGCTCCATTTGACGACAGTACCGCAGTACCGCCCTTCGGAGCCCCATAATAACAAGTCTCTGGCGCTTGCTGTGAGAATGAGGCCCGTGACCTCATTTCTGAAGACCGTTTGGTCCTCATTGCTTATTAAAAAAGAAAAAAGCATAATAACTCCTTTGTTACAAAAGTTTCACTAGGGGCCCCGAGGGGCCCGGTTAAATTATTTATTTGGCCAGTTTATTAAGCGCTCTCTCGACGGCCGCATTGAAAGCTAAACGACCGCGGTCAGTGAAGCCCTCGGGAAACAAAACCGTAACTCTGGTATAGGCGGTCTCTCCGTTGGTATAGTTTTCAACGCCATCTTCGCCATAGACGGTCTCCCACGCGTAATCAAACCGCAAACGGGCGTCCAGTGACGGCCGCTCATGGGGTCCAACGTGCTGACTTATCCACCAAACGAATTGGTCGGCCGCTTGAAGTAGTCCAGTCAGGTCCCAGTTATAGGTTAATTCCCTCATGTCCTCGCCCGTTCTCTCGTACTCACCGAATTCGGAAGACTCGGCAGTCGCGATGTCCTCCCATTTTAGGAGGGTAATTGAGTAGGGGTTATATGCCATGGTTGTTGTTCCTCATCTTTGGCCACCAGGCCGTTGTTTATAACACCTGTATCGGCATCTCACAAAAAAACTTTAGTGGACTTCAAAAATTATTTTTTGTCCCCTTGCCTCAGTCGCCGGTATGGCTCAAACCACCGAAGGTGCTATTAAGGATATGGTCACCAATTCTAGCTACCCGTAACGGACATTTCGTGTCCCTTTCGCCCATTTCAGCGGGGTATCTACCCATGGGGTACCCCCGGCAAACTCAACCGGAGCCAATTGTGCCGCTTTCTTTTTGGGTCAAGCTACCGCTTGCGCTGTAACCCGTTGATTGGTCGTGGGCGAAGTTGTTCATTTCCCCCACCTTCTATCACCACCAACAAGAAGGATGAGCCATTAGAATGGCGACAAGTGCCGACGCCCCCCGCCCCCGGACCAAGAATTTACCACTCCACACACGGGCTTACGCCCGATGAAGCCCCCACCCACTTGACCCTCATTTCCCACTATGATATTCTATACTTGGAGGACAGTTATGGCTGCGCGACGAAGGGACCACAAAGGTCAGAAATACTACCATCTTACGTTACTCTACCCCACCAGGAGTGGTGGTTCTGGTAAGGGAGTGTATTGGATGGCTAAATGTGACTGTGGGAAAATCAAGGAAGTGAGGGGTTCCGACGCGGCTGGCGGTAAAATTAAGTCCTGCGGTGACTGTCAGTATCATACTGAAATGCTTAGCGAAGCTGCTACTACTGGAGCAAAGCTTAGAGGGTGGACTAAAGCTATGAGATTGCAGCACCTCCGCTACATCAAATCGGCCGTGAAACGGGGCATCGAGTGGAGACTCTCCCCTGAGGAGTTCCTGAAATTAGTAAAGAAAGACTGTACTTATTGCGATGCCCCACCCAGGATATATGAGGGGAGGTTTTCTAAGCGGGGTAAAACTATCAAAACGACAATGAACGGAATTGATAGGGTTGACTCCTCACTTGGCTACGTTGCTGGGAATGTTACCCCCTGCTGCGGTACCTGCAATAAGATGAAAATGGCCATGGACAAGTCCGAATTCATAGTTCATGTACTAAAGATTGCTAAGGTCTTCCTCGAAAAGAGCGGTAGGGAGACCCTCTAGTCCCCAGTACGTTGACAGCCAGACAACATATTGACACGCCCGTTACGGTCATGATACAATGAAGAAGCGGCAGTTTACTGCTACCGTAACGGGTTATCCGGAATCCAAGCTACCGGGCGAAGAATCACTGTTGAGTCAGTAACGAACTGAGAGTACCGAGCCTGCAGGCAAGAACTGGACCAATAATTCGAGACAGTTACCTAGAGCGAACTAAGAAACTGGTTGGGTGTGGTTAGTGATTCTTTCACCGCCCCCCTTCGATTCAGGAGCGACCCCGGACACGGGGGAGTAAAAAGATGGTGGGCATCCCAGTCTTAGCTAGCAACAAGTAACACTGAATAGCTCCCGGCAAGTTGGCCACCTGGCCAGTTCCGCGCTTACTACTCGTTACTCATCTACTGGGTATAATGATGAGTAGTAGAAGGTACCGAAGTGTCACTAAGACAGGAGCATATCGCAGCTGTGTCCAAGCTGCTACGTGACACGAAGCTACTAAGTAAAGTAGCTACTAAGTACTAAATAGTAACTTAGTAGTGGTAGTGGCTATATGCTCTATGCTATAGTATCATTACTACATGCTATTACTCCATACGGACTAGAGTATAAGATGAGCTTGAAGGACATTAATAAGATACTAGCTGCTGCTTCCACTGACTTGACCTTTTCCCCTACTCCGGACATGCGTCGAGCCAAAGCCGCCTTCTGGTCCCGCTTCGCGGATGCCCCCACCAGCCTCTCCTCTGATTCAGTAACCCTAGCCTCTGTCCAACAAATAAGCTCTGACAAGAGACTATCTAAGTGGTGGACCCTTCCCGGCTTCCAAGAGTGGTTCCAAAATAGGGAGGAGTTTAGGGAGAGGTTAGAGTATCTTGCCGATATCGCTCTCGATTCCCTAGAGCAGGTCCTCTCTGACCCCGATGCTAATGCATCTGCTAAAGTAGCATCTGCCAAACTCGTTCTCGAGGCGGCTAGCAAGATGCCCAAAAAGATTGAGGATTCCCCAGCTACCAGACTTGAGGCCCTCTCCCGCTCCGAGCTTGAGGACTACGTCCGTCGCAATCTCCGGTACTTATCATCTCCCGAACCATTGACAACCCCTTCCCAGCCTGATACATTAGATGAGACTACGGAGTCCCCCAACGGGTAGGAGTAATAACATTGCTGCTCAAAACAGGATTACAAGAAGTTGTACTCCAATCAGCACCAGTAGCAGCCGGTGTCATTACTAAGGATATTTCTGTTCAGTCAGACGCTGCTCTCTTCCTCCTTTGGGTGAATTCCACTTCCGGCAATATCACAGTGGAAGTCTATGGCATCCTTGATAGTGATAATAAGGAAGTCTTCATCCTCTCCTTTCCTGTAGTCAATGCCCCTACCCTAGAAATTTTGCAAAAGAGAACTGGTACTGTTCCCACCCGACTCCGCATCAAAGTGACTCATACCGCTGCCTGCAACTTTGAGTTGTCTGCTCGAGCAGTATCCACCGGTTCCTCCGATACCCGCATCTTGGGTGGGGCCTCGCTCAAGTTTAGTCAAAAAACTGTCAATAGCGTGGTATCCCTTCTCGTTCCCGCTTCACTAGTAGACCGAAATGCGATTGCGTTGAAAAACTGGTCTACATCCGGAATAATCTATGTGGGGGAGACCATAGCTAAAGCCCAGCCTGGAAAAGGTTGGCCCATCGGACCTAAGGATGCCCTTGGCTTGGATATCCAAGCCGGTGTGGAACTATACGCAACTGCAGTAGACGGCCCCTGCGATATCAGAATTATTGAAAGTGGGGGCTAAGAATGGCAGCTGTTACCCCCTCCGGGTCTTCCGGCAGTATTGTTGAAATTACCAACACCGCAGTTGCCCCTGCCTACAACATCGTGGTCACCGCTCTCCGCGTCAATCCCAGCACCAGGGTATCGTACACCTTTCCGGACGGCTCAACTAATATCACCTTCCGCGTTAGGCAGTTAGGACAAGAAGTCCGTTTCTATTCCGCCCTTAACGCAGCGGGGTATTTCACTACCAATACCTACTCCTCAGGGAGTGTCAATACCAAGCAAGTTACTTTCTGTTGGGAGAACGATGTTGGCATCGATGTCGAGTTAACGTATTGGGGTCCTGCAGGCGTTGCTGATAGTAGTGGCTTTTTACTACTTGAAACAGGCGATTACTTGGGATTATAATTGTACCCAATAGAAGCGACTGAAGGGAGCGTACAATGGCCAACAAAAAGATTAGTGAACTAGATGATTTATCAGAAGTAACTAGCGATGACCTTGCTGTTGTAGTTGATATTTCTACCCTTTCCACAAGAAAGGCCTCGATGGCCAACCTCCGTTCCTATTTTCAATCCGATTTACCCCGCCCCCAAATACAAAGTATTACAATTACTGCAGCCATACTATCAGCAAAAGCGGCCAACTTGACACATGCCCCCCATTTAGGGTATAATGTGACTATCCTCCCCCATGGCGGCCCTGCCCAATTCATCAATGAAGACTTCATTGTAGATGGTCTAACCCTCTCTTGGGATGGATATGGTTTGGATGGTTTACTTGAGATTGGGGATATTATTCAAGTAAACTACTTTTATTAACTTCTTTCCCCAAAGGAAAATTTATGGCCCAGATTAAGAAGAAATTCCTGGCGAGCAATGCAGTTGATGGAGCAAAAGTTCAGTTCTCCAACAACGAATCATTCCGCGCCAAATCATCGTCGGGTGTTGATGTGGAGCTCTTTAAGCTCGACAATAGCAACATCTTCCAATTCCTCCAAATGCCTCGTCATGGCTCCGACCCCGTCGCAGGTAACGACCTGTCACGGAAAAGCTACGTTGATGCACAAGTACTAGCAGAAGCTGCTGCTCGCGTCCAAGCTGACGCAGCTGAGCAAGCTGCTAGGGAAGCTGCTGTTGCAGCTGAACAATCTCGTGCGGAAGCCGCTGAAGAAGCACTTCAAAGTGCCCTTGACTCAGAAATTGAAAGAGCAACCACTGCTGAGTCAGAACTTCAAACTGCAATTGACGCTGAACAATCCCGCGCTGAAGGTGTGGAAGCCGGCCTTCAGGCCGCTGTTGACGCACTCAATGCTAGCTCCGCTACCGCTCTCCAAGATGAAATTGCGGCGCGTCAAGCTGCTGATACCACTCTCCAAAGTAACATTGATACGGAAAAAGCCCGTATCGACGCTATCCTCTTGGCCTCGGATGCCGACAAGGATAGCTTTGCTGAAATCGTTAACCTTATCAACAGCGTTGATACGGAAAATGATTCTGCTTTTGCTTCTTACGTCCTCAGCAATGACGCTGCCCTTGCTCAAGAAGTCAGCGACAGACAAACCGCTATTGATGAATTAGCAGCTAATTTGGATAGTGAAATTGCTCGTGCTGGTGAAGTGGAAGGACTGCTTTCTGCTGCCATTGACAGTGAAGCACAAGCTCGTCAAGAAGCTGACACGGACCTAAATGGTCGAGTTGACCAAGAAGCATCTGACCGAGAAGCAGCTGTTTCTGCTGAGCAATCAGCACGTGAATCTGCCGATGCCGACCTTCAAGCTGCTATTGACCAAGAAGTATCTGACAGACAGGCCGCTGTTTCCGGTGAAGAAGCTGCTCGAATGGCTGCTGATAGCGGTATCCAATCTGAGTTGGACGCTACCCAGTCCGGTGCCGGTCTTGGTGTAGATGGTTCCTACTCCGCTCCCGTTGGTAGCCAATACCTCGGTTCTTCTGTCAGCCTCAAAGATGCTGATAGCAAACTTGACGCAGCTATTGTTGCTGAAGTAAACGCCCGGGAAACCGCAGTTTCTAACCTCGAGCAAAGCATCTCTGACCTTGATGCAGCAATGACTCAAGGCTTTGATGATGCTCAAGCTTACACCGACAGCCAAGTTGCTGCTTTAGTTAACGGTGCCCCAGCCATTTTGGATACCTTGAAAGAATTGGCTGACGCAATTGGTGACGACGCCAACTTTGCTACCAATATCATGACCAGCATTGGCAATGAAGCCTCTGCTCGCCAAGCTGCTGATACCGCTGAAGCTAACGCACGAAGCTCTGCTGACAACACCCTCCAAGACAACATCGACGCTGAAGAATCTGCTCGTATTGCTGCTGACTCGGCAGAACAATCTGCTCGCGAAGCGGCTGACGCACTCGAGTCTTCGACTCGGGCTGCCGAACTTCCCCGCCACGCTAAAGTAAGAAAAACCCTTTCTTCTACAGACATCTCTAACGGTTACGTTGACTTGGACCATGTGGTACTTGGTTCTTCTACCCACGTCTTCATCGACCGCCTGGCTTGCCACGAGACTGATGACTATAGCTTGTCCACTGTAAGTGGTAAAACACGAGTCACTTTCTCTGAGTCTTTCATGTCCAGCGAAGAGGGACCAGAAGCTGGAGACCTCTTCCGTTGCGGCTACATGTACAAAAACGGGGACCAACCAGCTTAATCTTGAAATAAGATAGCTGATGTTCCGGGGGCTCCTTTAGGGGGGCCCTTTCTTTTTAGGGCTTTACAAAAGAATCGTCATTATGGTATCTTACTAGGGACTGGGTAAATCCCCTTACGAGGTACTTACATGAACGCTTGGATACCTAACACAGTAACATTACCGGGACTTTCTGCCATCGGTGCTTCCCAAGCGGATGTCCCCATCAGTAAAAAATTCCCCATCACGGCCGGGGGTAGCAAGAACATGGTTGTGCTAATTACGGTCAGCGCTGCTGCTGGTACCGTCACTGCCCAACTCCGCTCCAGTATGGGCAGCGGTACCCCAGTTAACGCGACCGGAAAAACGGTAGCATTGACCGGGGCTGGTAACTTTTATATCAAAGTAAACAGTGACGTGGACACTACTGCGGGTATTTTACCCCTCCTTTCCCTTGGGGAAATAGTTGTTACTACGAACGGCGCTTCCTCGGTTACGGTATCTAGTGTCCAAACCTTGATGGAGGAGTGATTTTCTCCCCCACTAGCTGACGCGAGTGCGGTTCCCTTCGGTAGGTACATGAAGCAAAAGACCGACAAATTACTACTTGCTGCGATGGAGAAGCTAGAAAAGCTCCGTCGGCAGGAGTGTTTTGACCCGGCCAGTCCTGACAGTACCCCTACCCCTACCCAGCAGCAAGTCATTGACGACTTTGGCTCTACTCATATCCAATTGATTAGGGCTGGTACCCAGTCAGGAAAATCGCAGACTTGCTCCAGACTACTAACTTGGGTGCTAACTAATACCCACCCCAAGTGGAAGAAGCCAGCCTTGTGGGGTAATGAGCCATTACTTGCCATTGTGGCTGGCCGTACCGGTAAGCAAATCGAGGAATCCCTCCTACCGAAAATAAGGAGCTACCTCGAGCCGGGAACTTACAAAGAAGTCCGAATCGGGAACATCATCCAACGCCTGGAACTTGATAACGGGAATCGTATTGTCTTCCAATCACTAGAGAACCCCAATATGGCTAGGGAACGTATCCAATCCTACGTAGCCCATATCGCTTGGATTGATGAGTTACCCCCCACTGTTGACGTGATGGACGAACTCTTACGCCGCGTTCAAGCTAGGAATGGTTACTTTTTGGCAAGCTTTACTCCTTTAGTAAGGAATGTCCAAGTTCAGCGCTTTGTTGATAATTTGCAGGCACCACTAGCTAAAACCTACCGGTTTCGGATGTTAGATAACCCCCTCTACAGGGACCCCCAACGACAAAACGAAATCCTCTCATCTTTGTCCCACCTCCCCGAGCATGTTAGGAATAGCCGTCTCTACGGCGAGTGGATGAGTGACGATAACGCGGTCTTCCATTTTGATTACAGCACCATGGTGGAAATTCCGCAAGGGTATTCCCCCCTTTGGAGACATGTTGAAAGTGTGGACCCCGCTATCAAATCCGCCCTTGGCTATACCCTCTGGGCTGAGAATCCCCAAACAGGGATATGGTACTGCATCAAGGCCGAGTACATCAAGGGCATCTATGTTCCCACTGAGTTAGTTGCCACTGTCCAAAAACTTAGTCAAAACTACAATATCGTGCGCAGGATATCGGACCCCCATGAAAGTTGGTATATTCATACTGCCTCCTCAATGGGAATAATTTACACCGGTGTCTACAAAAAGAATGACAGAAAAGCGGAACTAATAAAAAACTTCCAAGAGGGACTTGGTAGGCAACTCAAAATTGCCCCCACTGCCGAGGCACTGATAGAAGAAATAACATCCGCTAGATGGAGTGATACTCGTGATGGTAAGATTGCTTCTGGGAGTGATTATCACCTCCTTGATTCTGCTCAATATTTTCAAGATGTTAAACCGAAAGCGGAAGCCGCACCTCAGACTAATACCAACTGGCACTCGTGGCTATACAATGAAAACGAAAAAAGAAAAGCCAACATTGAGAAGGCTAAAGTAGAATTACAGAGACGGGCTATCCAGCGTCGGGGAGGCAATCATGCACGACGGTTCCAGTAAAATAGGTATTTCAATCCAGCTCCAGATGCCATCCGTGGGTGGGGCAAAAGGGACCCAGTCCCAACCCAATTTAGAAGACCAAGTCCGAGCCTGCATTCAAAGGATTGACGACGGTACCGGTACTCAGGTAGACTTCTTATTGTTGAAGAGGCTAAAGACTGCCCTCCTCAAAAAGAAGAGTAGCCCCCGAGTCAAAAATCTCCTCGATATGATTGAACCTACCCTTCGACGTTTTGGTTATTATTTTTAAGAGGTTAGAATGTCTATCAAAGTAACAGCTTGGAATGATGAATTAGCCTCCAGTAATATCATGAAACGGTACCGGGACTCTCAGGCGCAAAGGCAGCCCTTCGAGCAGCGGTGGCTCAAAAATGAACAGGCGGTATACGCCACGTCAACTCTCGCCTCCATGAACTTTATGACGACTTCCCTCGAAGCGTCTTACAATAGCGCCATGCCTGGAATTGACCAGTCCGGTGCGGACCTCAACGCCGCATACACATTCAAAAATCTCCGGTTCCTCCACGCCCAAATGAGTGCCAACCCCCCATCTGTTGTCATGCGTCCCACTTCCTCTGACCAAGATGACCACCGCCGGGCTGATGCTGCGGACAGGGTTGTCCGGTGGGCCATCCGTCATTATGACATGCAAGAAAAAATTGACCAGCTCTCACTCCACGCCCTCCTCTACGGTACCGGAATTATTAAGACAATTTGGGATAGCGGCAAGGGTGATATTGTTGAGTGGAATGAGAAGGATGGAACAGTAAAGTTGGAAGGGGATATCAACATATCCGTTCCCTTTACTTGGAATATCTTTGTTGACCCCGATGCCAGGACATGGAAAGACGTTAAGTGGATTATTGAACGGATTTATATAGACTATGATGAGGCATTAGCTCGCTGGCCAGATAAAGAGGAAGTCCTTAAGGCAGCCCGCGTTACCCGCGACAGCTCCGTCCAACACGCCGCCACTAGACAAAGTAACCTGTCCCACGATAGATTCAATTCCGTAGAATTAATTGAGTTTTGGGAAACTGGTCTCCCCACAAATGGTTACCTTGGTCGGTTTTGTTTACTTACTACAGGGGGAGGCGTGGTTGAAAGTTGTAGACCAAGTCCCTTTAAGTTTAGGCAGCCCGGTGCAGCTCGCCGGATGCAAGATAGTGGACTACCTGATGATGTTGTTGAAGAGAAACTAAAGAAGACTCCCGAGCAGGCTACCCTGCCATACCACCTCCTTACCGATATTGATGTCCCTAACATCGTGTGGGGCAGGAGTGCGGTCGAATATGCATCTCAGTTGCAGGATAGCCTGGCTCGGTTAGATACCGCCGTCATGGACAATATTCAAGCTCATGGCGTGGCGAGGATGATACTGCCAGAATCAGCCGAAGCCCAAGTCAATATCAGCAATAGCCCCTGGGACGTGATGAAGATTAGCGGCAACCAGCCCCCCTACTATATGGAAGTGCCGCAGTTGATGCCTGAAATGACCGCTACCCGGGTGAACTTGATTCAAGGCATCAATGACGTGATGGGCGTGAATGACGCGATGTTCGGGGTACAGAAGAGGGAAACTTCAGGGACATCAATGAACTACGCCACTAATCAAGGCAATATGATTAGGAGGAGGATATTTAATAAGTACGTCCTAGTAGTCGAATCAATATATAAAGCTATCCTAAAACTTGTATGTAAACATTGGCCAGTTAATAGGACAATTTATGTGCTCGGTAAGGAAAATGCCTTAGAAGCTGTTGACCTCAAAGGTGCTGATATTGATGGCGGATATGACGTAGTCGGGGAGTATGGGGTATCACTTTCCCTAGACCCGATGAGCCGCCGCGAAGAGATACTAACCCTCCAACCCCTCTTCGAGAAGGCCGGTGTTCCTACCCGTACTTCGTTAAAGTTACTAAAGCTCAATGAACTTGAGGGGATGTATGATAGATTGGCCCTCGCCGAAAATCGTCAACGGGAAGTTTTTGATGAAATGATAGCAACTGGCCGTTATATCCCACCCGAAGACTTACTCGACCACGAGAATATGATATCTTGGGCATTGGAATATTTCATGACGCAAGAATTCCAATCACTCGAGCTCCAGTTAAAGGAACTCTGTAAGCAGCACATTAGGGACAGAATTCAACTAGCTGCTCAGGAAAAGGCCGCCCTTACCATGCCGCCAGCCGGAGCAACTCCGGGTCCCACTCCGGGCGTGCCGCCCTCCGCCATACCACAGCCCGAGCCCGGCCAACCCCCATTAGTGCCCCCGATGGAGAACGCATAGCATGATATCAAGAGACGAAATCTTGAAGGGACGGGATAGGGACTACCCCCTCGATAGTGAACTTGAGCTGAATCTGACCCGATTACTCGACGCGGTCAACAAGATTAGAAAAGAGTGGGGGAAACCACTAGTTGTTACAAGCGGTTACCGGCCGGGCCACTTCAATAAATCGGCTCGGGGCGCCAAGAAGTCAGCCCACATGACTTGTGAAGCGGTGGATTTCCACGACCCTGATGGGGAATTCGGAAAGTGGTGTCTAGCCAACTTAAAGTTATTGGAAGAAGCAGGACTCTATATGGAATCCCCCCTTTATACCCACGAACCGCCAGCTAAAAGGTGGATACATCTCCAAACCAGACGACCCTCCTCTGGCAATAGAGTCTTCATTCCTTAGCGTTACAAAAAAAGATTGACATAAATGACAATATTACCTAGTATCAAGACATTAACCACCATCTCATCCCTACCCTCGGGCGGGACAGAAAGGAACTAGTGTCATGAGTACAGCAACAGCAATCCTCCAAGCAGCGCAACAAGCCAGAGCAGCAGCCGCACCAGCAGCAGAAGGGGCAGTCACCCCCTCATCTTCCGTGGACAACGTCCGTTACATCGGCGATGACCATGAAGATATCGTGACTAGCGGGGAATCAGAAGTCGAGTCATCTTTACCGGATGCCAACCTCTCTGACGACACCTCCACCGACCAGGAGACTGGGTCCGCAGAACCCACTGCAAAGTCTACTGCACCGGCTGGGAAAGAGTACGTCACAGTAACGGATGACAAGGGTAAGCGACGAATCGAAGTCGATTTCAATAACAAGGACCAACTGAAGAAGTTTGTCCAAATGGCCCACGGTGCCAGGAAGTGGCAGGCGGAACGCGACCAAGCCATCTCCAAATCGAAAGAAGTAGAAGCACAATATTCTACATTGAGAAGTAACTGGGATACACTAGAGCAAGCCTACCAAAATGGTGGAGTCGAGGGACTGATTGATTTGCTTGAAGGTCGTCCAGGAGCTTTCCAAGACTGGGAAAAATCCAGAATGGAACGTGCAGACTTCTTGAGAAAAGCTAGTCCAGCTGAACGGGAACTCTTCGAAGCGAAGGAAAAGGAAAGCTTCCGCCAACGCGAAGTCGAAAAGATTCGCAAGGAAAACGAAGAGTTCAAGAAAAGCATCCAAGCTGAGAGGGAAGCAGCAGAGCTGAAGTCTCTCGAAAGTACGGTCCATCCCGCATTTGATAGGTACCGCTTTGCCGATAAACTCGGCGATGCTGATACTGAGCAAATGTTTGACGAAATGCTTTGGAACAGTGCACTAAAGAGACTAGAACCGTATGAGGAGAAAGGTCTCCCAATTACTGCTGATTTAGTAGAAAAGGAATTTAAGACAGTAGCTACCGCACTCAGAAAAAGGATTAACGTCCAAGCTGAGAAAAAGGCAGCAAAGGCTGTTGAGCAGAAGAAACAGGAAGCTACCGAAAATGTCCAAGCCGCTGTCTCTTCTGGCTACCGTAATTCCAACCTACAAAAAGAAGCTTCAGATATGTTAAGGAATGGTAACCTAACAGGGTTACTCAAAAATTGGAATAAATACGGCTCAGTGTTTGGTAAAAGATAATCCACTGGCCACAACTAACGTCCCAAATAGGGCAAAACTTAATTACGAATAGGAATTTTTATCATGGCTTTTAGTAATATTGACGCATTAAACTTAGGTAATTTGCTGCAGATTGTCTTTTCTGACGGCGTCCGTAACCAGATTTCGGTTGACTTCCGCGACTTTGAGATGGTGAAGAGGGCAAAAGTAGGAAACTCCGTAGCTCGCGAACTCCGCTTCATGTTCCAAACGACGCTCGGCGCTGGTGCTATCCAGTACCGAAACCCCGGCGTTGCTGACCGTTCTTTCCCCGCCGCTCAACAAGTCACCATCGGCGAAAAGATTGCCAAGTTCAAAGAATTGAACGCAACTATCGAACTCGAATACAACATTTGGGATAGGGCACGTAAATCTCCCGAGAAATATGCGGAACCTCTAGCTCTCGAAATCGACAGCAAAGCCTCTGCTGCCAAGCGTCGTATCGCTGCGGACCTTTATGGTGACGGAACTGGCGTTATCGGCCAAGTTTCTTCTGCCGCTGTTACCAGCCCCGCTTCTAACCAACTCGTCTTTACGCTTTCCTCCTCTGACACCGCTCGTGGCCATGTTGGCTTCTTCGAGTTTGGGGACCTTTTGGTGCTAAAGTCGGCTTCCGCAGGAAGCTCAGCCCTCGACACCAACCTCGCAACTGAGCCAGCTTACTGGAAAGTTATCGAAAAAGACCGTGACAATAACACTGTCACCCTCCAAGGTTTGGACAGCAACCTTTCTCCAGTTGCTAGTATGACCTCTATCTCGGTACAGCCCACTTCCGGTGACGTGTTCTACCGCTATGGTCAACCCTCCATTCCTGACCTTACTGCTATCACAAGCAGTGTAGACTATGGTACGTTGAGCGAAGTTATGGCCGGTTTGGAATCATTGGTCGCCAGCGACGGCCGTCTTGTCCACGGTATCACGATGAGCGGCGCCACTTCCGGTTCCAAGATTGACGCTGGTGGGAACCCCATCGACGTGAAACATATCCAAAAAATGATGGATAAAGTGAAAGTGTTAGTCGGTCAAGACCGCTACCGCTGGAAGATGCTCTGTATGGCTCCTGAGACGCATGCCTCCTTGATTGAATCAAGGGAGACCGACCGCCGCTTCCAAACTGTGGAAGACAATAAGCGGGGTATCAAGTTCTTCGCTTACGTCCACGGCAATGACACCTTGGAATGTTACACTTCCGAGTATGTTCCCAAGTCCCGCATCTACTGTCTCCCGGAAACGAAAGCTGGCGAGAAAGTCCTCGAGTTCCATGGTTCCGATTTCGAAACTGTCAAAGCTCAAGGCATGACGGATTTCCATCTGAAACCATCCAGCTCGGGCTACCTCAACACCGTGGTCAGCTACCTCCAGTCGATTGGCGTCCTTATTGCAAAACATCCCGCTTCGGTCGGGGTGATAAGAAACTTCACTAATACCTGATACTTACAACTCGGGGAAGGGGCGGCATATCGCCGCTCCTTTGTCCCCCTCTAAGGAGAAAATACTATGTTATCTTACAAACGAACAAATGCTGGCCCGCTCGCGGAAGGTAGAACCAACAAACGGGAAGCCGCTGTACTCCAGTTCGCGAAACAACTCTCAGCTTGTACCTATGACTTCAGCAAGGACGGGGGCGCAGTCGGCACCTACCTCTTTGGCCAGTCACTACCTGCTGGTGCTATTGTCACCAACGTGTGGACGGACGAGGAAACCGCAGTCACCGGCGCCACTTCTATCACGCTTAAAGCCGGTTCAACAGCACTCACCGGTGCCCTTGATTTAACTGCCTCTTCTGGCGTAAATAGCCAAACCCTTGCTGGTTCTGCTACAGGCATCAAAGTAACGTCCGCTTCGGAGCTGAATATCGCCGTCGCGACCAACCCAGCTACCGCTGGCAAAGTTACCTTTTATGTGGAATGGATGATTAAACCGGGAACTGTAGCATAAGATACTAAGACAGAAGGCCCTTGGGCCGATTATTGCTCGCGTCACCTGCGAGAGGCTTCGCGCCGATGTGATAGTGGTGAGCTGCCGGGGGGCTACCCGGTCCATCCACCCCCGGTCATGTTTGATACTGGGGTGTTCGCGGGAAGGGGTCGCTTGGCTCCTTCCCGTTTCCCTTACTTGACACATCTCAAGTGGTGTGCTAAAGTCAACTAGACCGGAGGCTTGCATGGCAGATTACACCCTTACCCGATACTTGAAACTGAAAATCGCTGCTGATTTATCAGCTGATGCCAGATATAACCTCCAACGAATTGACACACTTGGAGCTACATTTGCTGTTGACAATACAGCGGACCTCCTGATTAGGTCTATCGGGAACATCTTCATCGAGCCCGAATCCCCTGACGTGGGTGGGGTAGCCAATTCGGGTACCATCTATTTAGGAAATAATTCCAACTCAGCAGATATCTTAGCTTATTCAAATTCCTTTAAAATAAAATCACCCCTTTCCCTTCCGAGCAGTACCAATAATTACCTTAACTTGGCCTCTATTCAGGGACAAAGTAATGATTACACCCTTACCATTAGTACTGGCGGTGATAATCGGTCCATAGTATTCTCACATAGCGGGGAAGTTGTTACTGAAGACGGCGCTCAAACTTTAACAAACAAGGGTATTGATGCGACTGCTAATACCCTCACCAATATCAGAGATGATAATATTGCTAGTGGCGCAACTATTGCCGACACAAAGCTGGCTACTATTTCCACGTCCGGAAAAGTAGCCAATTCCGCTACTACAGCGACCAGCTCCAATATAGCAAGCACCATCGTCGCCCGGGATGCTTCAGGCAACTTTACTGCAGGCACCATCACAGCTACTTCTTTTATTGGTGCATTAACGGGAAATGTTACAGGAAATGTCTCCGGTTCAGCAGCTTCTTTTACCGGAACTCTTGCTGGAAATGTGACCGGAACCCAAAGTGCTACAGTTGTCGCTTCTGTAGGTGGGAAGACATCGGCTCAAGTCTCCACTTCAGTTGATGCCACTTTAGCCGCTACAAGTAGTAATAGTCCCTCCACAATTGTTAAACGGGACGCTTCCGGTAATTTTTCAGCCGGTACCATTACTGCCAGCCTCACGGGAAATGTTACTGGTAATGTGAGTGGGACGGCTAGTAATATTACTGACACGAGTAATAGTACCTTGACGACGTTGTCCTCCCTCTCCTTACCCGGTAGTCAAGTTAGCGGAAATATTCCCGGTAACGCTGCCAATATCACCGGTGTTACCAATTCCACCCTAACATCCTTGCCAAATCTCTCCTTACCAGTGAGTCAATTGAGCGGCACTCTCCCCATTACTAGTGGTGGTACGGGAGCCACTACTAAAGAAACGGCACAAGCTGCTATCCTCCCTTCCTACAGTGGAAAGAGCTTAGCTGTACTTCGTGTCAATCTCACCGAGACCGGAATTGAGTGGGTTACGGGAGCAGGAGCAGGTGTAACAAGTGTATCGGCCAGTTCCCCTTTGACCATTACTGGGGACCCAGCAATCAATCCCACAGTCAATATACCAGCCGCTACCAGTATTGTTAATGGCTACCTCTCCTCAACAGACTGGTCTACCTTTAATAGTAAGGAACCAGCGATAGCCGCAGGTACATCGGGGCAATATTGGCGGGGTGACAAGACATGGCAAACCCTCAACACCTCAGCTGTTACTGAGGGTACCAACCTCTATTTCACTGACGGGCGTGCCCAAACCGCTGCTGTTGTTGACTCAACTTCTGGTTCCGAAACAAACAAAGCTCCTTCTGTCTCTTCGATGAAAGCTTACGTGACCTCCCAAGGTGGCGGGGCTACTGCCTACACGTGGGCAACTGTTGACGGGGCAACAAAAAGTATTACCCATTCCCTCAATAAGACCACAGTATCCGTTACTATTTACGATGAGAATGGTGAGGATATCTTAGTAGATACTGTAGATAGGACCAGCAATAACGCAGTGACGTTGACTTCATCAACTGCCCCCACCGGAAATTGGACTGTAGTTATCAGACCATAGCTACGAGTAGGCCCGGTTTGACGGGAAGGTAAATCCATGCTATACTTTCTCCAGTCATCCCCAAACTTTTGTGTAAGGAATTATCATGTCTCTATCGACACTTACTAGATATTTGAGATTAAGGGTAAGAGCGGACCTTTCCCTTCCCGCTAGTCAAAATTTACAGCGGCTAGATGATTTAGGATTTTCGTTTGCAGTTGATGAGAATGACCACTTAGAAGTTAGGTCAAGGGGTAACCTTGTCCTGAAACCGGAGGCCAGTGAAGTGGGTGGCTCCGGCTCAGGCGGGGAAGTACATATCGGGTCATCTGCCCAGCCCGTCGCGGTCAAATTTTTCGCTACCAGTTTTGATGTATCGGGGGGAGCTGGCTCCCTCCTTACCGAAGATTCTTTGAATACCCTTACCAATAAGAGCATCTCGGGTAGTGCTAACTTACTAAGTAATATCGGATATTCTTCCCTTAACTTACTTGGCTCGATTAAGAATAGTGACATAGCCAGTGATGCGGGTATTACAGATAGCAAATTAGCCACGATTACGACACCGGGCAAAGTCAACGTTTCCGCCTTGACCGGTTCCCTCTCGGGAAGTTTACTGCCCAGCTACAGCAATAATAACGGTAAATACTTATCACTTGTAAATGGTACCCTGACTTGGAGCACTGTTGAAGTGCCCCCTGCCGGGGTGACGAGCTTTAATGGGCAAACTGGGAATATCTCCTACAGCGCGCCGGTCACGTCAGTAAACGGCCAAACGGGAGCCGTTTCCCTTTCCATACCCGAAGCTTATACCGATGCTGACGCCGATGCCAGGGTCAGTGCGGGTATCGCCGCAGTGAAAGCCCAACCTTCTGGCTTGGCATCCCTCGACGCCAGCGGCAAGCTGCCGACCAGCCAACTCCCCTCCCTAGCCATCACCTCCACAAACGTGGTAAGTAGTCAGTCCGCGATGTTGGCACTATCGGCGCAAGAAGGCGACGTTGCAATTCGAACAGATAATAGCAAAACTTACATCCTTGCTGACAGTGACCCCACGTCACTATCAAGCTGGAAAGAAATTACTGCGGGGGGAGCGGTTACTTCTGTTAATGGTCAAAGTGGTACTGTATCCCTCTCCACTACTGACGTTAGTGAGGGCAGTAACCAATACTTTACGGCTTCCCGAGCCAAGAGTGCGGCAGTTAGTATCAATATCGATGACGCCGACCAAACAAAGGCACCATCACTCGGAGTACTCAAAACATACGCGGTTAGTAAATTATCCCTCAGTAAATCCACTTGGATGGGCACCAACTCCATCACACTAACTCACGATGCCGCAACAAAAGATATTGATTTTGTTATCTTCGATAACGTAAGTGGGGAAAGAATTTTTGTGGACAACGTTACTTGGGGAGCTGGAAATAACTCCTTTACCCTTACTTTACCGGATGGTATAGTAGCCGGGTCATGGCGAGTAATGTATTGGGTAAGATAACGCTAAAGTAAAAAGGCGTATCATCCGATACGTCTGACGAGCCACTCATGGCGAGTGGTTAGTATAACCGGGGCTGCAACCCCAAAGAAAGGTAGCAAAATCATGAAGTTGTTTGGTTCAATCAAGGAATTAGTAGCGGCGGTGTTCCGCAAGGATGGGTTTGAAATAGCTCTCAAGCCCAACCAGACTACGATATACGGCGCGGCAGTGGATGTAGAGCTGCCTCAACAAAGCAGTAGTGCGGTCCTCGTATCAAGAAACTCAGCTGATACCCTTACAAATAAGACGATAAACGTTGCTGCTGGTAACGGGAATACTATTAGTAACATTGCTGACCCAAACATATCAGCAACAGCCGGTATTGCGTATAGTAAATTGGCTTCCCTTACTTCTGGTAATATCCTTGTCGGAAGTGCGACTAACGTCGCGACATCAACAGCGGTAAGTGGTGACGTGACTATCTCCAACACCGGCGTTACAGCAATTGCTACTGGTGTTATCGTCAACACGGACATCAATGCTAGTGCCGGAATTTCCTTTTCAAAGTTGGCATCTTTGACATCGGGGAATATACTGGTCGGAAGTTCTCTTAACGTCCCGACATCGACAGCAGTAAGTGGTGACATTACGATTTCGAATACCGGGGTTACAGCAATCTCCTCCGGCGTTATTGTAGACGGGGATATCAGCGCCAGTGCGGCCATTTCCGATACTAAGTTGGGAACGATTTCCACCGCAGGTAAAGTATCAAACTCCGCAACAACTGCGACCGATTTAAATACCGCAAGCGCCATCGTCGCCCGGGATGCTTCTGGCAACTTCTCGGCTGGCACCATTACAGCAACTTCCTTTTCGGGTCCCCTTACAGGCAACGTGACTGGTAACGTGTCGGGCACTTCGGCCAACGTCACGGGTACGGTAGCAATAGCCAACGGTGGTACGGGACAAACAACTCAGCAAGCTGCGATTAACGCCCTTGTCGGCACCCAGACAGCAAACAGGGTTCTCCGCTCCAACGGAACAAACATGTCCCTGTCTCAAGTTGCTTTGGGAACGGATGTCAGTGGTACTTTGCCAATCGCAAACGGTGGTACAGGTCAAACGACACAACAAGCCGCAATGAATGCCCTTGCTGGAACACAAACTGCTAACCGAGTTCTCCGTTCCGATGGTACCAATACCACCCTTTCTCAAGTAGCACTAACAACGGACGTTACTGGTACATTACCAGTGGCCAATGGCGGTACCGGTATTACTTCCCTTGGTGCGGGAGTAGCGACTTTCCTCGGCACCCCATCTAGCGCCAACCTTGCTTCCGCTGTTACCGATGAGACTGGTTCGGGTAGTTTGGTATTCGGCACGAGCCCGACTTTGTCGGCTCCCCAAGTAAATAGCTCCCTCATAGTGCAGCAGATTGCGACACCCAGTAACCCCTCTGCTGGCTTCAATAAGATATACACCAAATCGGATGGTCTCCTCTACAAGTTGGACAGTGCCGGTAACGAAGTTGCCGTTGGCTCCGGAGCGGGCGGTAGCGGGGAAATTAATGCTGTCCTCAACCCCAGCGCTGCTACTGACACGACTGGATGGGCAGCTGGCACCAGCCACACGGTCACCAAAGATACTGCAAATAGCCCCTTGAACGGGATTGTCTCCACCAGCTTCGCTATCGCCTCGAGCGCCGCTATCGCTCTCGGCTCCCAGACTAGTACGAGCGGCGTCTATGATGCTATCACTTTACCATCCGGTTTACAAAATCGGAAGTTAAAGGTGGAGTTCTTCTTTACGACTCCCGCCTCCAGTGCCGGTACTTGGGCGGTTGCCTTGTATCAGGGCTCCACAAAACTGGCTTTGTCTACCGATAGTGCTGGCGACACCGTCCTCCCATCGGGTGTAACCGGCGGCAAGTTCACTGCTTACTTTGACAGCAGTAGCTCTTCGAGCTACAGTCTCAACCTCGTCCAGAGGACACGTACCTCAGCAAACACCCTCTACATCACCAACGTGATTGTGGGACCCGGCATCCAACCCCAAGGTGCTGTTGTTGGTGAATGGGCAAGCTTCACACCAACCTTTGGTAACTTTACGTTAGGTAACGGGACAACGTCCGCTTTCTACCGCAGAGTTGGTGCCAATATCGAAGTAAAAGCATACATTAGTGCAGGAAGTTCTACATCTGTAACGGGAACACTCACATTGACTATGCCCCTTAGCCTCAATATTGATGGCACTAAAATTGCTACAACGGGAGCCACAAGGGAAACATTTGGTATTTGGAATATCAAAGATAACGGAGCAAACAACTATTTAGGCTACGTTACTTATGATACCGCGACGACGGTCAACTTTACCCAGTCCGGAGCTACTTCTGTTGTCGGAGCTACTAGCCCCATAACAATGGGCACTTCTGACTCTTTTGAATGCTTGTTTAGCTTACCAATCGCGGAGTGGTCCGGTTCTGGCACGGTACAACTAGCTCAGAATGATGTGGAATATGCTTCAAATAGCAAAAGCGACAGCACTGTTTCAGACACTACCAGTTTTGCATATGGTCCAGCAGGTTCTTTAATTCCTAACGGCGCAGTTGGAACTACTTATAGCCGGGTTGTTAAATTTCAATCAGTTATACAACCTACTGATTTATTTATCATTCAAGTAGACCAAGGTACCGGCCAGTGGGTAGATATCGATAAACGACTAGGTGCGTACACAATGCAATCTAGTATTTCCTACGGCGTCCAGTCCGAAGTAACTGATTCTACAACATGTACTGTTTACTTTGGGAATGGTGGATTTCGGGCAACCGGTGCAACGTATGCATCTAACGGGTCTGCTTGGAGCGGAATTTCAACTTGGCGTTGGCGCTTAAGAAAAATGAGTGCCGGAGCAGCAGTCGGTTTTGGTATCGTATCGCCCGGCGTGTCGGCGGGACTGGTGTCCGCCTCCGGGCTCCCCGGAAACACCACCGGGAATGCAATTGCGAGTGGGTATGTAGGTGAATTTGCTGATGGCATCGAATCAACTCTTACTAACTTTGCAGGTACCGGCGCATGGAAACAAGTCTTTGCAGTAACTTTACAACCTGGACGATACAATCTTGAAGCAGCTGGTTTCTTGAACTTGAACGGAGCAATGGTTACCGGATTTGCTCTCAACATCAACACAACTACTGCAACCGCGTCTGGTCTTACCTTCCCCCGCTATTACTCCACAAGTGGTACATCAGAAGGTTCGCAAGTATATGTATCTAGGGACGTAAACATCAGTGTTGCTACGACGTATTATGTCAACATCCAAGCAGATTATTCAGTAGCTACTCCTAGGTATAGGGCTTACTATAAGTGGACGCGTATTGCATAATCAACTAAATAGGTAGACAATCTTCAGACCCCGTGGCACACTAGCTGCGGGGTCTTTCTCTGTTTGGAGTCTTGCATGACTTTACGATATTTCTTTTTATTTATGGTATTGTCATTCCGAGCTAACGCTCGGGCATTTGCAATGTTACTACTATTAATGAGTTCAATCGCTTGCGGGGCAGAAAAAGAGGTCCCCATTGATACTATCGCGGCACTCCGACTAGAGTATGGTTATAAGTTGGCTGAGTTGGAAGAGAAAACGAAGAACAATATTGGAGGGTGGCCCTCTGACCACGACTGTGATGGAGCTCTTTGGGCTGGCGTCGCGAGGGCAGCCGGAGCTACTTGGGTGGATATGACTGCCTCGCTCCGCCCCGACGGCCGCCCGACCCGGAGACCCCTCTTTGACTGTGGTCCGGGCAACTTAGGCTATAATGATGGTTCCGCTACCACGACCAGTAATGATATGATAACGGGTATCATCCTAGGTCTCTATGCAGCAAGGGATTCAAATAGTGTTCTGAGGCTCTACCAATACGGGGAGCAGCATAAATGGATAATGGGCTATCCGGAATATTATATCAGTAGGGTATTATTACGACCCAACGGTATCACGCTTATCGCGCGGATATTATACGAATTGAGCAACGGACAGAGGGATTACGTTATCCGCCTAGCACCTGTAGTTTACGGCCCTGTGCAATCCGACTATGAGCAGCACCTAATTTTACTCTCCCGCTACTTGGAAAAAAAGATAGGGGGACCCCAGTATGGTATGGAGATTGCTGAGAAAATTCTAGCTCAGTCGGCTCCTTTAGATGCCCTCGCTCAAGGCGTGGCAGGAAATTACTTACTGGCTTCCTTGCTCCTCACGGGCAACTACCAGTCCCCCACCTACGTCCGGGGCCATGAAAATTACCACTTGGTCCATTGGCTGATGGCTGCCAAGGTCGTTTTAGACGGCGTTGCTCCTGAGGCTGAGTAACTATTGACAAACTGTAACTACCCTGCTATGCTGCTATTACCCCTTATCCAAGAGGTCCTCGTGCTGTGTCCGACTCCGACTTAAGACAACATCTAGACGATAGATTTGACAGTGTTGACGAGAGGTTATCCCGTGTGGAGACTAAACTCGACGACCACTTAGGTAGGTTGGCCGCCGCCGAGGCCTCAATTGAATGGCTAAAGGGTCACGCGAAACTAATGGTTACAATCATCATGGCTGCTGGGGGATTCCTTGTCAGCCTCTATTTTAAGGGAAAGTAAGATGGCGATGAAATTAAAGAAACTCTCGATGCCCAAACCAAAGGAATTCGACCTCGGTGAGATGGACTCCGCTGAAGAAAGCCCCGAGTATGAAGCTTCCGAGTCGCCCGAAGAGGAAGGTGCCGAGTCTCCTGAAGAGGAAGCATCGGAGCATCCCGGTGAGTTGGAAAAAGTCAGCGATGATGACCTCCTAGCCGAAGTCAAGAAGAGGGGCCTCATGTCCCAACTCGAGAAGGAAACCGGCGAAGAGTCAGCTGAAGACGCGTACGTGTAATCGGACCTGCGGTCCTTCTGTCTGTGCTACTATTAAACGGGGTGAACTATGAGTCGTATGTTGTATACTACCGACGAGCTGGTAACAGCAGTTCGAGCCCGTCTTGACGAAATGAATCGGGACTCCGTTGACACGGAAAGAGACATCTTGCCCGCCCTCAACCGGGGACTCGAGTATGCGGTCGACATTTACAGCCGCCACTACCCGGACCCATTTCTTAGATATGTAGTACTAGATTTGAATGGCTCCGACCAGGAATATTCCATTCCCGGTGACGTTTTCGAGGACAGGATTGTCCGAATCGAAATCAAGACAAGTCGGAATACCTATAGGGAAGTGACGCGTATCCTTTACAGGGATGCTGTCAACTATGAGACAGATGGTACTACCGCTATCCCCTATTATTACACCGTAGTCGGTAGGAAGATACACTTCATTCCGGGTCCAAGTGGGACGTATGACGCCAGACTTTGGTACGTAAAGGAACCGGAACCATTAGTCTTACCCCAAGGTAGGGTAACTAAAGTAAATACTACAAATAATTATGTAGTAGTGGAAGGACTCGGAACGGGCCTCACCACTGAATCAAATCAACTCAATAATTATGTCAACATCATTAACGGGGAAACGGGGGAAGTGAGGGGAACATTCCAAATCGCTTCCATCGACGGGGACCGAGTTACATTTAGGACTGCGTTAACGAGAAGTACTGTAGTCGGCTTACCAGTGTCGACATCGCTAACTGATATCGGGGCAGTGGAGGATGACTACATCTGTGTAGCAGAAGGTACTTGTATCCCGTACCTTGGGGCCCCCACAAGTAACTTCCTCATCCAGTACGCAGTTGCGGAAATTAGCCGACAACTTGGCCTCAATTCCCAAGAAGAGGAAGCTATCCTCGACAAGTTTGAGAAGCAGGTCCAAAAGACGTGGGCAGGACGGGAAACTACTATCCGGGTCGCCAAAAGAAGTCAGGCATTTGGTGTCCCAATCCGTCCCTGGTTTACTGTCACGAGAGGTAGATAATGGCTTCTGTGAAAGACTTAAAGGACAGGATGCCTTGTAATAAACCGACTCGGGAAACGAGCGGGGGCAAGAAGTTTAAGGTAAAGGCCTGTAAGGACGGTGAAGAGAAGCTCATCCGATTTGGGGATGCCAACATGGAAATCCGAAAAGACGAACCGGCCCGCCGCAAATCTTTTCGGGCCCGCCATAAGTGCGATGAGAAGACTGATAAGATGACGGCGGGATATTGGTCCTGCAAAAAATGGTAAAATATGGACTGTGGTTGCAAACAGTGCGAGGAAAAGAATATGCCACTCAAAAAGGGCTCGTCAGACAAAACGGTAAGTAAAAATATTAAGAAGCTGAAAGAAGAAGGGTATCCCCAAAAACAAAGTGTAGCTATTGCTCTAGAAAAGGCCGGGAAGTCTCGCAAGGACAAAGGTAAGAAATAATGGACCACTTACTGAAAACTGCTGCCCTTTTGCGCGGCGGGCAACTCTACGCCCACCACGCCCACAATCACGTCAAAGGCTCGACCTTCGGTCAAGACCACGACTTCTTTGGTGAATTGTATCCCGTCTACGAGACTGGTTATGACGGCTGCATCGAGCGATATATCGGCCTGACCGGTAAATCGGTGGACACCTTGAAATTAGCTAACGACTCCCTCGACTTAGTAACAGACCTCCCCAAAGAACCAGGCGACTCCAACCGGAGCTTTTATGAGGGCGTCCTCCACGTCGAGAAGGCACTTTGCGGCTATATCCAATCCTGCATCAAGGCACCGATGTCAGAAGGTACTAAGCAGATGCTTGGTAATCTGGCCGACGAAAGTGAAGTCAGGCAGTACAAAATTAAACAGAGACTAAGGGGATAGCCCGGAGCTTTATCATGGCATACCAGTACACTACAGTTGACGAGAAATCCTTTGCATTTGGTATCGACGCCAGGTCGGCGGAGAACCAACTCCGTGAAGGATTTGTTCGTGACTTAGTCAATGCTGATATCATTGAGGGTAGGATAAGGAAAAGGAAAGGCTATGTTTCTTACGCGGGGAATATCCCAGTTAGGATAACCAAACTCCGTTACGATACCGATAAGATATACTTTACACTTGAAGAAGGTGTTGAATTAACGAGGGTAAGTAGCTGTCCCCTTATAGCATACGGGAGGAGTAGTCTTACTTCCCCCTTTACATCTACGCCATCAGTTCAATACTACTCTTTGTGGGTAACCGCACTGAGGAAAATATTACTAGCCAATACTACTAGTACTATCACCGCTCCTGCCACTGAGCACACCATCTCAACTTCTGATATGTTTATTGGTTTAGCAACCAGTACAGGAGTAGATAGTGACCTTAGCGGGGAGAGAATCTATCCCGATACCTTCTCTATTAATAGTACTTCCTTTGACGTAACGGCTAGTTATACTAACGGCGACGGTGCCAAAAATGTCTTCCTTTACTACTTAGACAGAAGCACCGTTACGGGGGAAACATATACCGCAACTCAATCTGTTACAGTGCCGGGAGCCCAACCCTCAATAACGGTCACCGCTGCTACTCATCAACTCGCCAATTACAATATCGTCCCACAACTATTTGTCGGGAGTGGGGCTACAAATTGGACTGAAATTACTCCAGACAGTTTTAGTATTAGTAGTGCTGGTACAGTAACTTGCGACTTTACTTACAATGACTCGACCACACTCCCCACCACTGCCAAGCTTATTTTAGCGGCCAGTCCCGCCGCGCAAGTCCTAACAACAGCGTTTAGTCCCGGTACAGCACAAACTATTACTATCCCCAACGTTGGTTCCCCCTTCATCTTTGGGGCATTGTATACCCTGTCCGGAAGTAATTCACAATTAGTGCTGCCCGATAAGCAAGAATATAATGATGTTACAAAGGCATTGACATTAACATATACATCCGCATCAGCTGCGAGTGGAAAATTTTGTTACAATTACGGTACGATTAGGGCCAATGAATTGTACGTTTCGGCAGCTGGACTAACTCCAGGAACTGATACATCCCCCCAAATTACTCTTTACGGCTTAGACCACGCAACTCTTTACGGGGAAGAGAAATTTTCAGAAAGGAAGGGATGGGTTACCCATCTTGACTCATACCGCTCCCCAAATACCACGCACATGGTTGCTGGCTTGGGTGGGAACCTCTTTGCTGCTTTGACGAAAAGCGAGTCACCAACTACATTCCAATCCAGTATGCCAACCTATTATGCCCGGTTACAGTCCAGGCTAAATTCCCCGCTCAATATCGGACCGGCATTCTGTGATATTGGTGATGTACCCGCTAGGACGAGGGGTACAATTGCCTTCACATCTGGTGGAACTGGGTGGGGACAGGTATCTGGTATCGAGTATCAAGCTAGTAGTGGGTGGACAAGGTATACAATATCAACCCCTTCCCTATCGGTAACCGGTACTCCAATTACAGCAACGCCATCCAGCTTAGTGAACGCAAGCGTTGCCAATAGTAATTCTCTGGTGTTAATCGATGCGTCTTTATTTGCATCTTCTGGAACAATACTAGTTTCGGGGGAACTCTATACTTACAGTGGAAAATCAAGTAATACCCTAACTGGTATTAGTCCTAGTATTACAGCACTTTCTGGTACCGAAGTTCAACAGCCCATCGGTGACTACCTCACCATCAAAAACATGTCCCACTCAAGACATGGCGGGACATTTAAGATAAGAGACTACGACGTCCTTTCCAATCCCAATTCCATTACTATCGATGTCGAAAACCCCTCCATCACAACCAGTGACTACGATGATAATGGTACAGCGGGACTCGGGGGAATATTTACTGATAGATTTACTTTCTCTTCCCTGAATGAATTTATCGAGAATGATACCCTCCTTTCCTCGGCTTGGGGAGAAGATGTGGAGCTTATTGTCAAATCCAGTTCCGGTCTTAGTTCCGTTATCAGTAATGTCTTTGACTATAAAGAACTGTCGGCAGGTCTCCTTATCGCGGGACTCCGTACCAGTTCTACTCTCGCCCTGAGAAATAATACCAATACCCCAGCAGTATCAAACCTCGTGATTGGGGATACCCTTACTTGTTCGTCATTGGCCTATCCCCTCACTATCACATCGATTGATGTTACTAGTAATACTATTACCCTCGACCAGCCCATTACGTGGTACGATGACACCACTAACTTAACTACCTTTACTGTGTCGCGGCGGTGGTTACCAAGAGAGATGCCACTAAAAGATAGTGGCGACAACCTCATCAATGACCAAATTCCCCGCTACTTTGCCAATAATCCCTACATAAATCAGCCCTTCCTTCGCTCAGCCATGGTACAAAACAATATGTACCTTACCAATGGTGATGATGAAGTATATAAGTATGACGGCGAGAATTTGTACCGGGCAGGTATTATCCCCTGGCAGCCTGGTCTCTTTTTAACTGCGAAATCTGGAGTTGCTGACGGTATTAAACTGGCCGGAATATCAGTTTCGGCTGCCCCTGATGGGGGAACACTAGTAGTTTCCAAAGCCGATGAAGTCCAGTTTCCGGTCGGGACAGTAATAAAATACACCGATAGTGTTAATACTGGTGGGATTATTTTAACTGTTGCTAGTAACGTGGAAAAATCAGCAAGTGACCACAGTCTCACTTTTGAGGAACCGCTAGCAATTGTTTCCGGTGGAACTGGCGGTATAATTTCTTTAGTATATCAAGCTCGTTATTCCTTTCGTCTCAATATTAAAGACAATAATGGAGTTACTGTTGCTAGTGCTGTTACCGGCGCTAATGACTTTGTTGCATTAATTGCTCCTACTGCCACTACCCAATATACCGTTTATTTACGGCTTGCTGGCTTTCCAGCATGGGACCAGTATGACTACCGCAATAAAAACATTGAACTAAAGATTTGTCGTACCCTGTGGACAACTAAAGCACTGGGCGATATTCCTGTATTCTATGAAGTTTCTACTAAGCAAATGCCTTACACGGGAGTGGATGGTTATATTGATTTTGTGGACAAGCTAGGAAATGACACACTAGTAACAATAGATGCAGTGGTAAGCGTCTTATCACCAAGCACAGTTCCAGCTGGCTGGGATGAACCTGCCCGAGCTAAATATGTTACCAGCGCCGGGAATAGGTTAGTACTGGGAAATGTTGTTGACTGGCCAACACTAGCTATTAGTTACCTCACGCCGGGAGTGACATCATACACCGAGTATAGCGGACAAAAATTCTTGTTTCGAAAGAATAGTGAGGATACCAGTTCGGATACCAACATGGTAGACCGGGTAACATACGAACTTAAAAGTACGGGTGGAGTAGTTACTTCGTCATGGTCAACTGTAGCTGGAACATCTTTTACTTTTACTTGTATCCCGGCAAGGTCAATTCAAGCCAAAGACTGGGTATACCTCTATTATGGAACATCAACAATTTCCGATTTAGCCTACTCTGGCTGGTGGCAAGTATCCTCTTCAACTACCAATTCCACAACAACCGTTGGAACCGGAACAACAGTTTCAACCGTTAACGTAGTATCTACAGCTGGCTTTCCCTCATCTGGCGTGGTTAAAATTGGAAGTAATACATATACTTATAGTGGAACGACCGGTGCATCATTTACAGGAATTTCACCGCTAATCACATATACCGCCGGACAGACAGTCACTAATACTACTATTACTGTACCTACTCCCCTTGCAACAACTGCACCCACAACAGTGCCCTACGCCATGTTTGCGACAACTGCACTAGACGTTCCAGTAAACATTGACGGTGACTACAATATGGGAATGTATAACGGGGATACAGTTTCCTTTCTTACTCCCGCTATCCGTATTTTGCGTCGGATTGGAATGGCAATTAATGCGACGATGAGAATGACAAATAAGGGACTGGCAAGTCAATCGCAATTTATTCCATGGCTAGTTGCCCGGTCTGAATCAGATACGGGGGGACAGCTAATTGTAAAACAACCCCGAGCTGAAATTCAAATACCATCAGTTCAAATTAGCGGTGGGGGAACAAACTATAAAACTTACATTAATGGTAGCCAAAGTAATGGTACATCAGTTAAGGCACTAGTAACCCGCTACCCAAGTCGAATACTTGTCAGCTATAATAACTATCCAGAAATATTTGACAATCCTTGGTCGGTAGATGATTCCCTATCCGATTCTGCGATTGATATTAACTCATCGGACGGACAAGAAATAACTGGCGTCATCCCTTTCTTTGGTGAGAGTGCTTTCGGTGCAGCTCTCCAATCCGGTGTTTTAGTTGTCTTCAAACAAAATAGTATTTATTTGGTTGATTTGTCCGAAAAAGCTTTAGGCAAAAATGCAGTACAAAGAATTGAGACGCAAGGACTGGGTTGCACCGCTCCCTATAGTATCGCTCCCACTAAGGATGGGATTGCTTTTGCTAACGATTCGGGCATTTACGTCTTGCGTAGGAATCAGCGGATTGAATACCTGGGCCGGTTCATGGAAAGAAACTGGCAAAATAAAGTTAATAAGGATTACCTAAATATTGTACAGGGTCATCACTACAGTGTGGGAAGGCAATATAAGTTATCAGTACCCCTCCTCTCTGAAAGTTTGCCAGGCTACGCCGAGAATAGTGAAGTCTACGTCTATAACCACACCAATGAGGGAACTGAGGAACCGGGTGGATGGGCTAGGTATACTAACCATCCCGCTACTGGTTGGGCCAACCTTTATCAGGATGCTTTTTTTGCTAATGTAAACGGGTCTGTGATGAGACTGAGGGCGGAAGATGTACCAGAAGATTACCGGGATAGTGGGGACGCGATAGAGATGACTGTCGAAGGTCGGGCCACCGATTTCGGTAATGGTGGTATTAGGAAGATAGTCAGTCATGTAGTTGTTAATTATAGGACAGGGGGGATGAGTGACAATACCTACCTCTACACTGCCCCTGACCTCTACCAAGAATATGACGAGACGACTCCCTTTGCTGTTGTCAACATACCAACAGATAACGGTTTCAGTACTGTTGCTGGACAAGATGTGACTTCAATACGGCATAGTTTGGTAAGACGGAAGTGTATCTATATGACGGTCAAGATTAGCAACAATGGTCTTGACGAGGCACTAGAAATTGCGGGGATGAGCTACGTGGTAGCAGGTCTCACGTCGAAAGGCATCACGCAAGCTGCGACAACTAAAGCCCAATCCGGAGTGTAGTTGACAAAATTGCAACCCTTGGTACAATAAAACCATCGGTTGCTTAGCTTCGGTACTGGTTCAAAACAAAGTAGTTTATACGTACCGGCAGTGCCTCACAAGAAGTATCAGCTGACTCGTACCGATGAAGCTTGTACCGCAGCGTACCGACGTACCGCTACATAGTAGTAGGTAGCACCCTTACTTAGTGAGGGGCCAAGTAGTATCACCAGCAACCCCCCGTCTTCCTTGACACAGTCTCCCTGCCGTGATATAGTACTAGGAACGGGGGTAATGCCGTGGCCAAACCCACAACTTTACAAGAAAAAGTAGCTGCTGGTGCCAGGGGACTCTCTGGTCAACAGCCCCAATCTGTCCAAAAACTGGCCTCCCAGCAGGGACTTATAGCTGCTCCTGTTACTGCCTACGGGACGGGTCTCATCGGGGGGACTGCCCAGCAAGCCAAGATGGCCGGTACCCCAGCGCAAAAAGAAGCTGCCCTAGCCCAAGCTCTTCCCACCGAAACGGATTTGAGCCAAGCCCAACTATTTAGGCAACCCGCCGTCGAAAGTCCTGAAGATACTGAAAAGAAAAACAAAGCCGCATTAGCTACCCAAGCTATGGGCACCTTTGGTGCTAAGGTAAACAATTTAGTTGAAACTACATTTACCAATATTGTCGGGAAGAAAGACGTTCAAGCTCCGGCGCAGTCCCAGCTCAAATTGGATACCGCTGCCGGTAAGTTGAAAAGTTTATCTTCGACGGCACTCGAAACAGTGCGGGACCTCATTGTCCAAATAGCCACTGAGACAGACCCCACCAAAAGGATGACCCTAACGGGAAACCTCAACACGGCCCTTGGTCTATCTACGATTGATACCGCGCTCAAGCCGGAAGAAGTTCCCGGTCTTATCAAAGACTTACCAGAAACGGTTGCAGAGACTGCTACTACATCCCTAAAAAAGACTATCGGAGATACCCTCACCGTTGAAGACTTGGGACTGGCTGGTACGTCGTACGATGAATTGGGTAGTCTTTTCAACATGGAAAGTAACGCGGTCAAGAATCTCTCCATTGAGGAAATCCAAAATAAACTGGCCACTCTCGCTTCCCAAGTCGGAGCTCCGGTACAGCAAGTAGAGGCTGGCCTATCGTCTGGTCTCTTGTCGCCAGTTGAAAAAGCCGCCCTCCGCCAAAGTCTCCGTTCCTTTGAAGAGACTGGAGTCGCTGCTGCATCAATGCAACTACGCGGCTTGGTTGACGATATTGACCGCTCAACTCAAGTACAGGTAGGTGACCATAGTTACTCGGTCGATGAACTATTAAGTTCGCCCGCCATGACTGATATCGTGAAACAAGTTTTGGCAGACCCTAAAGATACCACACCATTTGTCACCAATCTCAAGAAAACTCAACCAGACCTTTATAATTGGATACGGGGACAGAAGGATGCCTTAGCCAATTTAGTAACGGAAGCGGGCAAGGCTGTTACCTCCTATCAAGACATCCAAGCCGCTAACAAGAAATTACTACAACCCCTAGCTACCCAAAAGGAACTCTTCGGGAAGCTTGGTCTCAATATGGACCAGCTGCAAGACAAGCAGCTCCAACTCTCGGACCTCCCTCCCTCTGCCCAATATATCCTCTCCCAACCTGCTGATAAGCAGCAAGTCGCTTTGAGTAGCTTGGCGCAGCTACCCCCAGACCAAATAAAAGATTTGAATGCTGGGGAAATTGCAGCTTTGGGACTGGATAAACAAGACGGTCTTTGGTCCCAGTATAATATTGTGGCCGGGAAGTTGGCGGATATTAATAGTATCCCCGATAATCAGCCACAGACCTTTTTGTCAAGGGCGATTCCCGGGGTGAGCTTGGCGGATATCAACGCAGCCATATCAGAAGATATTTTAGCAGAAGCTCTTGGCTACCCAGGCAGTAATGCCAGTGAGCTAGACGTTAACCATGACGGAAAATTTGGTGCTGAAGATGTTCCCGAATTAAAGAAACAATTTGGTGGTACCATTCCCAGCCTGAAAGAGGTAGTAAAAGCGGGTTCCGTTCCATCCATCAAGTCCTTCCAACTCAAGCCGACAGATACCGGCGGGAGTCCCCTACTCAGTGGATTGGTGTCTGCTTTCCGGGACAAAGTTATTACTGATGCTGAGTTAAAAGAAATTGACTCTTTGGCGTTTAACGCCGACGATGCTAAAGCACTGGTCGATAAAAAGATTAGTGGCTTTCCGGAAGCGGCCACGATTAATAACACCTTGGCTGGTATCTTGAATCGAAAAATCATAAGTGAAGTAAACAACAAATTTTCCGAAAATGGGATTTCGGTGGATGGAATTAACCAAATTAGAAATTCATCTGGCAATATTAATAACTTAGACCAGGCAAACGCAGCCCTGTCTCAGGTTGATGGTGCTATAAATGCTGTAAAGAATGCCCTGTCACAAGCGCCAAGCAATGCTTCAAAAGCAGTTATCCAACAATACTTAGATGTTTTACAAAATACCAGGAATGGGATAGCCGGTAAACAGCGGAACTTCCAAGCGGCTGTTGATGCAGCTGCCGAACAAGCTAACGCGGCTGCTGTTCTTGAAGCGACAAATAAAGTTTCTGCTGCACAGTCCCCAGTTGAACGCGCTTACCAAACAATTGAGCAAACAGGAAGAAATATAATCTCGGAAGTAGAACAAACACCCTTAGCAAAGAAAGCCCGAAAACAACTCAAGAAGTGGGGGATATAGTTACCATGGCCACACTACTCGAAAAACTACAGCAGACACTAAGTGGGGCAGCCGCACCTGAGCAGACTGTTGATGAGACTGGTCAAGTGAGGCAACTTCTTGCAGCTAAGAAGGGTATCGTCGGTCCGGAAACTGCCCTCGGCCCGAGGGGACTAGCTGTTAGTGAAATAGCTGCCCGTGCCCCAGCCCAGCAACAACTTGCCCAAGTAGCCCAGTCTGCCCAACTTCAAGGCATCGGCCTCCAGCAAGCAGCAGCTGGACAAGAAATGGAACAGAGACAAAGGGAAGAAGAACTAGCTGCTCAAAAGCAATCCTCCCGTCTTGAGAACCGAATCCAAACAGAAAATCTACTCCGTAATTTGGAACAGGGAAAAGCTACCCTTTCCGAGCAGCAGCGTCAACTGGGCCTCGAAGCGGTAGCTTCTAGTCTCCGACTCCAAGATGCTAGATATGTTGACAATTTGCAGAGGGAAGGGGCTAAGGCCCGACTTCAAGATGATATAGCTTTTACTGAGAAATTACAGCAGTCCATCCTTGATGATAACTTGGCACTCCAAAAGCTGAAGTATAAGAATGAATCCGCTATTAACGCCAGCGATAGGGACTTCACCAAAGCTTTGGCTAAGATTGATATTACAATGGCGGTAGCTATGGCGAGGGACAACGCCCAAGCCGATATCCAAAAGGCCACTATTCAAGGCTATGCGTCCATCCCCATGGTCGGAGCTCAAGCCTACGGCGCTTATAAAAGTGGTAGCTTGAGTGGTGATTATCAAGATTATGCCGAGAAGGAACGAGTTGCGGGCCGGTATCCCATGAGCTATACTAGTTGGATGACTAAGCAGGAAACTGATGCTGCTAAAGGAAATTTGCCAGCTACGGGTTATACAGGTGGAGTATCTAGCTAATGGCCCAAACACTAACACAAACAGGACTAGGTGGACTGGCAACGCAAATGCCGGTAAGAAATAAGCTAATTGCTGACCAGCAAAAGGCAGCTCGCGCACTACAACTCCAGCAGACCATCGCCCAAATGACTCCCCAGCAAGCCCCCACTTCAGCACAAGCAGCCCAGTTAGGGGCAACAATGGCTGAGCAGGCGGGAGCCCAGCAAGTAGCACGCGCTGCCCAAACCCAGGAGCAGGTTGGACAGATTGCACAACTTGGTCAGAGAGAAACAGCTTTGGCCGGTGCCGCAAAACTTGGGGCGGAGCAAGAATCACTACGGCAAGAAAGACTTGGTCAGACTGAGAGATTGGCTGCCCTTGATGCCAACGCCAAGAAAGAACTCTTTGACCAAGAACTCCAGTTCAAAAAAGATGCCGCTAATCAGACCTTCTTTAGTGAAAGGCAACTGGCGGATTACAAGAAGCAGGCTGCCGCTAGTGATGAGCAATTCAAGTCATGGGCTAGCACTGCCCAAAATTTACACAAAAGAAATATTGCTACACTCCAAACCATCTATGATAGGCTAGCCGAAGTTGAAAGAAACAATTTCCGAATCGGGGAACAGAAATTAGACCAGGCAGCGAAGCAAGAAATAGTCAACCTCAAATTAGAGACTGAGAAGAAATTGAGGGATGCCCAACGGAAAGCGGCCAATACATCGGCCATGTGGTCCGGCTTGGGTGGGATTGCTACCGCGGTCGGGACGGGTCTGATGTTCGTACCCGGAGCCCAAGTTGCGGGAGCCGGTCTCATCGCGACAGGCGGCCTAGCTACAGCTTACGGACAAAGAGAAGCGGCTAAAGAATCGGGGAGAATATAACCATGGGGATGCTATCGTCGTTAATAAAATCCGTAGGAACAAAAGGTGAGGGCACTTTAGCTAGTAAGCTTGGTGCCGCCATGGGCGAAAAAGCAATTCAAGAATCAATTGGCGCAGAAGAAAAAGCACTTGCTGCTATTACTAAACTTAAAGAACAAGGCATCCCGGTTTATAAAGCGGATATCGAAACCTTAACTAAGACCGCTACCGAAAATCCCAAACTCAGTTCGGATGATTTGGTCCAGCAATTTGCCAAAGAAACTGAACCTAAACCGGTAGTTACTGCTATACAAGAACCATACAAAGGTGTGGCCCAACCACCAGAAGTAAAGATGTCCAGCGGGGAAGCTTACCCATTAGCATCAGTCGAGGCTCCCCCAGCCAAAGTACCCGGCACTTCTTCTTTACCTTCTGAGTACCTTGCTGAAGCAGCAGCCGCTATTCCCAAAGCGGGCAGCAAAATGAAGACGGCAGCCGGAGTGGGAACTGTACTTGGTGCGGCAACCGCCAGCGGGTATTACTTAGTACGAGATGATAAGACAGGAAAGATTGATACTGTAAAAGCGCCCACGGAAAGTGATGTGGAAAAGCCGAAACAAGTGGTAGCACCTGCTCCGGCTTCTGTTGGGGGGGAAGTACCAAGTACCTCCGAATCTAAGATGGCACAGACAGAGCCCGTCCGTCAACCAAAAAGTAAACCACAACAAACTGCTGCCTCCGCACAAGCGTCAAGTGAGACACTCGAAGATAAGTTACGGGCTGGTAAGGATATTTCCCGTGGTGATTTACTATCTGTCTTGGACCAAATTAAGCAAGTTCAAGTAGCCAGTCCCGAAATAAATGAAGCTGATAAGAATCAGTTTATCCAAGCAAGGGCTAGGGCATACCAAGCCTACAAGGAAAAAGCCGATAGAAATGAGTGGCTTGAAGTTGCTCAGAATCTGACTAACGCACTAGCAACGTACGCAGCAGGCAGTGCTGGTGTTGCCCATCGTGGCTTATCCCTACCCAGTATTGACTACGGTGCTAGGACCGGTCAAGCTCTCCGCGCCTATGAAGCTGAGACTGGTATTATTGGGGAACAAGAACGGGCAGCGGAACGGGAAAAGGAAAGACAGGAACGTTTTGGTCTCAAGGAAGCTGAATTAAAACGGCAAGGTTTGGAAAATGTCCTCCGTTTAGGGGAACAAGCTGTTTCTGCACAAGAAAGAAAGGCGTCCCAAGAAAGGGACTTGGCTACCCGCTTAGAACTCCACCAGCTTCGGCAAGCAGCAGAAGCCAATAAAGCAGCTGAAAAGAGAGCCAAAGAAGAAAAATCCGCACAACAATCTGGAAGTAAGCAACTCTACTCCTGGTTAAATACCGACATCAAGAATACCAATACGCTTCTCGCCCAAAAGAAGGCCGAGTTACAAGCAGCTACAGCAGTTACTACGGCTGAAAAAAGTGACGAGTTTGGTAAAGCTCTCAATAACTTTCTGGCTAGGGCCAATATTCGAAAAGAGGAAATGGAAGAGAAGGGCTGGTGGGGTGGAGTTAACGTTGATAAAGAAAAAGCTCAAGCGGCGGCTGCTGCCAGAGCTGCCCAACTCAATGAAGAAATTTCAAAACTTACCCAACAAAGGGATAATAGTATTGCGAAGCAAAAGGAAATCTTGGGTGGGGTTACTCCTCCCAGTCAACCCTCGACAACATCAGCTGGGGGTGGTACTGTAGATATGGTAGCGCCGGATGGACGGCTACTAAAAGTTCCGGCCAGTGAAGTGGCTAGGCTAGAAGCGGCCGGTGCTAAGAGGAAGTAATGGCGAATAGTAAGGACCCATTTGCAGCATACGCAGTGCCGTCTCCCCAAGTGGAAGCGGGCACTGACCCCTTTGCTGAATTTGCGGTTGCTCCTCCCACACCGAAAGCAGCTGACCCCTTTGCCCAGTATGCTGTTAGTCCTGCACAGCCAACTCCTCCTTCTACTCCCGGCCTCAAACGATATCAAGAGCTGACTAAGGAACGAAACGAATACGGCCTTGGTGACTTAATACGGCCCGGTGCAGTCGCAGCTAGGGGTGGGGTATTCTCCACCAAGACAACACCAGCCTCTGACTTGGAAGCGTTGGCTGAAGGAACTGGAGTTGATAAGGAGACGGCGGTCGCGTTAGGTCCCCTTCTTGGAGCTATGCCTCCCCTTGAAGAAATGTCCCTTAGTAAAGCTGCCGATGTTGCCGCTGGCCGACTCAATTACGCGTTGGGTAACTTGCCTGCCTTTGTTGCTAAGAAGATAGCAACCGATGACCCCAATGTCCGCCGCTTCATTGACGAGGCTAGGGAACTGGCTGAAGGTAGGATGGGTGCGGTAGAGTTTGTAGGGTGGAACTTTGCTCCAGTTGGGAAGCTTATCAAATTTGCCACATCTACAGGCGAGGCATTAAAGGCACCTACTATTGCAAAGCAAGCCGGAGAGGCTATCGGGACGGGAACAGTATACGGCGTGGCCGGTTCCAAAGAGGGAACTGAAAAGGAGTCTGCCCTAGTAGGAGCTACGATTGGTGGGGTTCTTGGTGGGGTTGCTGCCGGGATTGCCAAAGCTAGGACACCCAAAGATATCGACCCCACAACTAAAGAGATTAGTACTAAGTTCTTCAAGAATAATGAAGCGGATATCGAGACCGCAACTAAAGAAGCTTATGGTAAGGTTGAAAAATCCACCGATGCTATGGCAGATGCTATTGTCAATAACCGCCCCCTGACTAGGGAAGAAGCTAACCTCATTATTGAAGAGCAGCTTAAGCCAGACACTGTTGATGTTTTTAAAGAAAAATTAATAAACGACTACAAAAAAACAAGGGCACCGGAAGAGAAAGACTTGCCCATTCCAGAGGCAGTGACTGATGAGCTAGCAATCGCAAACGAAATCACCGCCCAAAGAAAGAAGATATTTGCTAACCAAATTGCTGAAGATGTTCCAGGCTTGAAGCCAACTGAAGATATATCTGCTAAGGAAAGTCTAGAAGCGGTATTAGATAGGGCTAAAGCTTTAGGAGAAGATTACCTTAAAGATGAATTCCGCCGCAAGATGGCTATAGAAGTTGGGGAATCTGCACTAGATAAGCTCAATATTAAGATTGGTCCAGGTTCCTTTTCTGTTGGTAAACAAATTGCTAACGGTATGGGGGATAGACAATACGGATTTATTGTTGCTGATGAGAGGGCAGGAGGTAGACTTTATCCGAAATTTTTGCGTTTCATGGAACAAAATAACTTACTTACCGCAGAACGTCACGACTACCAAAAAAGGATGAATGACCTTTACGGGGCTGCTAAAGATATCGGTGTAAAAAAAGATGTCAGGGATGCGAAGGGCAGTAACTTCTTTCGTGCCATGGATAGTGAACAGTACGATACCCTTCCCCCCGAGCAACAAAAACTTGCTACAGATATTCGAGACTTCTTTGATACGATGCGCTGGCGGGGAAATACCATTGAAGGTCCAGGCATCACCCCCCTTAATATAGCCAAGAAAGAGGGATTCGGTCTACCCCACATGACGGTGGAACCGGCCGAGACTGCTATCCGTTTCAATGAAAAACTAGCTGAAGTGGAAAGGTACTTGGGGGATATTGAGATATTAAAGGATACCACTAACGTTAGTGACTTTATCCACTTGAGTAATACCATTCCCGCACTTGATGAACTACGGAGGGGAGTCAATCTCTTTTCTGATACACCCGTTACTAATGGTCCCCAATTATTGTCCGCCCTTAAAATAGCCACTTCTAGTGGTGGGGCATCAGCCAAAGTCCAAACTACTGCCTCTACTGTTTTTCAACGTAAAGATGCCATCCCAGATTTCTTGAGGGAAAAGGATATCTTCAAATTAATGGGACGCTATTCTGAGAATATCTTACGGAATGTTTACTACCGAAACACATTGAAGGATATGTTAGTTGACGCTGCATACTTAGATAAGATTAAAGCAAAACCAGAAGCTGAGTTTGTCCGCCGGTTTGTTGCCGACAACCTCGGCATCCGGGAATTTTCCATGGCGAGACTGGGTAACGAATCAAGGATTGCCCTAGCTAAAAGTCTAGATGCGGGACTGGAGAAAGTAATTACCAACCCCGAGGAAAGAAAAAAAATCGTGGACGGGCTAAGACTTCTTCCGGAACTGGGGGCCAGCTTACAACATAATATCTATCCCAATGTATTGGCACTCAATCCCCGTTCTCACCTATCCCAGCTTACTCAAGTCCTTTTCAAGAATGCACCGGAACTGGGCGGGGTATACGGCTATGAAACAGCTGTCAAGTCCATGATGGAAGTGATGCTAAATTGGAAGAAGCTTGGGGTGAGAATGGAAGAAGTAGCGGAGAGGGGCCTCGAACCGAAGTCTTTTTTACGGGAAGCTAGTGAAAGTTTGGCTAGCTCAGCGGAACAGACACTCCTCTACAATACCCCAGCTAAAGCCTTGAGAACGATGTCCGATGCAGCCATGTGGTCTTACGGCAAGATGAACACTCTCAACATTGCCGTGACTAGGAATATGGCTAGTCGGATACTGGACGATATTACAGCCGGTAGTTCCGCCGCGTTTAAGGCAGTCAATAAGATGCCTACATCTATTCGCCGCACCCTTGTAGAAAATCAAGGCAATAGGGAAGCCCAACAAAAGATACTCGAATCATATCTTACATCAGTGACCCAGTACCAATATAACAGGGCCGCGATGTCGGAACTAGGGGTAGTGGCTGGTCCCTTCTTTTCTACCTTCACCAAGTGGCCACTAGCTACCGCTGGTGATATTGCTGCTGAAATTAGGACTAAGGGAATTCAGAAGGGTCTGCCACGGGTGGTGGAAAAGTACGCCGCAATATGGCTCCTTGCTGCTGCGGTCGATGTCACCTTGTACAAGATTGCTACGGGCGATTGGGAACGGGACCCCGACATGAAAGAAGTAGGAGACCGAGCTAAGAAGATATTGGGAGCGGGCGGTGTTAGGAGTATGGCACCCATTGAATCGGTGGGAGGATTACTTTCTGCTGCCGGTCTCGGGGCTCCAACCGAGAAAGGAATGTTTACTCCACCTGTTATCGATGCACTCTTTAACGGGGTGGTGAAGCCTGTCTATAACGGAGATTCGGAACAGCTTACTAAAGGTGGGATGAAAGCCTTGACAACCTTTGCACCGGGTGGGTATCTTTACCGAATCTTGATGCAAGATATACCAACATATGTGACTGGGGAAAAACCCCCCGCACCTTGGGAGAAGTAAATAACATGCCAGTAGTATTATCAATAATGTTAACAGCTTTGGGCAAGGTACTCTTGTCGATGTTCACTGCCCTCTTTACAGAGAAGTTTCTCAAGGTAGCCATTATTCATGGTCTCGAGAAACTAGTAACGAGGACACAATCTGATTTAGATGATAAACTCTTAGCTGCTGCTAAAGAAGCTTGGGGTTGGGAAACTTTGGAGAAGGAAGAAAAGCATGATGACGGAAAGTAAGAAGAGACAGACATCACTTGGTATCTTGCAACGGCTAAGACAAAAAGGTCTCCCGGAGCGGGAAGAGAAAATGGAATCAATGTTTGACTCACTTATTGGTTCCGATGGGGAAGATTCCGAACCCGAAGTTGAATCGCCCGAGTATGAACTCGAATCCCCCGAAGAACAAGAGAAAAAAAGAAAGGGCCCCAAGCTGGAGCCGAGTAAAGTTGACCAATTCAAAAAAGGATTCAAGTCAGTCTTCTAAAGGTATTTGTGTTCCTTGAGTCGGCGGAGGAGAGTTAACAGGTGGTCCCTGTTACTTTCCGCCAGCTCAGTGGTATCTACTAAGACCCCGATGACTCGGTCTAGTTCCTCTTCGAGGGCGGCTATCCGCCCCTCTAAAGACTTGTCCCTGTATTTACTATATTGGGTTTCGCGAGCCTGTGCCTGGCGCCGTTTCCAGTCCAGGCTCACCACGTTCGATTGTTTCGGCTTCTCTTGCTTCATTTGCTTTATTGAGCAGGTCAGCTAGTAGCTCTGCTCCCCTAAGTGTGTAATCTAATTTGAGTTTCTCTTCTGCTATGGCTCGTTTAATTTCTGCTAACGCTAAACTAATGTCCATGTCCTGTCTCCTATTATACCAGAGTTGTGATGATTAGGCTAGTAAAGAGAGGCGGACTGCCCACTCAATATCACTAGCCGATATACCCTTTCGAAATGACACGTGAAAGCCGGGTGTGTGTTCCTCACCCCCGGGCCACACGATGTGACTCCCTGCCATGGTACCCACTGCTTGGAAGGCGGGATTGTAATGTACCATTACCGCTTGACCTCCCCTAACTTTAATTGTACAATCAGGTACAACCTCAATATGTTGGTTCGGGCTAGCTTTGTCTAGCTCCGTTCCATCATCCTTCCTGAAACATTTCAGGGGTATCTCCACGTACTGGTAGCCTGGGCCAAACTTCAAGTTCTGGTTACCGTTTGGTGTCATGAGGCCCATGTAGGCAGTAACCCTATTGCCCCTTATCAAATTAAGAAAAACGCTATCCATCTTGCTTTCTCCTTTAACGATAGCTCCTTTATGGAGTTGATGATTTCGGTATTGGTTCTCTTTTGTATGGGACGGGGACCAGCTGCGTATACTTTCCCTGTCTTACTCACCAGGAGTTTGAGCGTCACCTCGTCTTCCCTTTCTCTTTTCGGGATGCGGTTCTCATTTCGGCAGCCGCTTTTAGTAATTCCTTCTTCGTTTCCCCTTTGGCTGAAGCGGCTTGCTTCTCTACCTTAGCTGATTCTTTTAGTAAGGCGTAATCACCACCCCGTTTGTATCCATCAGGGTAACTCTCCTTAGTAGTATTGGGCAAAGACCAAACTCGGCGAACTCCCCTCTCCCCACAGTTATCGCAAGTGTAAAGGGTGTCCCAGTTACTGGCCAGGTCTCTGTCAACTAACTGGTCAGTGCGGTTAGCGCAGATGTCGCAAAGTGTGTCAATACTCATCAGGCCCATTAGTAACCTCCTTACTTAGTTTAAGTTCCCCATCATACTCTTCTAACATGTAGTATATCCAATCGGCTAATCTTTTAGCATTTTCTGGAGATAGGCTACAAGAAGTGGCCGGTAACCACAAACCTTCCGGCTCCCAAGAAGCGCAAAATTGCCCGTCCCCCAAATTATGTAAAGATGCTAAGTGTAATCTGTTTTGTTCGGCAATCAAAAATTCATATCGTTTCATTATTTTCCCCCTTTGTACCGGTTATCACGTAAGGTTCCCAGTTGTTCACAATGGAGAAGCATGGCAAGGCAAGCACGAGCATGTCCCAAATGATGTATCCCTGACTCAGGGTCGTGGTCTTGATTGTCCCGGTAGGCGAGAATGTGGCGTAGTGCTGCGGCAAGTAACCGGGATACTTCGAAGCCTTGAGTGTAGTTGTATCGGCCATACTTTCCTTCTCCAAACATGAGAGCTCTCGCTTCCAACTCGAGGGCGATGGTGGGCACTAAACTCAAATCAGGCTTACCTTGGTCGTGCTTAACTCCTCCCCCAGCATCAGTTTCGGGATGATGCTTCATATGCTGGAGGGGATTTTCCATCACTTCCAATACCCCAGCAAAGAGGTCACTGGGTGGGAGGGGACAGTCTTTGAAGTTGTATTTCTTCTTTGTCATTTCCCATTCGAAATCGTCCGTATCCATATTAACTCCTAAAGAATATCACATCGTCCAGTGGGACGAGCAGTTTCTTATCGGGATTTTCCTCATGGAACTTTAGCAATTTTTCTTTGGGCACGATATAACCTAGTGTGGTATAGCCTTTATTCCTCACGGGACAGGGGCGGAAGGCCGTCAGATTTGCCTCGAGGTACTCCACTAAGGCGGCCGTACGGAAAACAAATAGCTCATCCCTATCCGGAAACCAGTAGAGATAATAGCTTGCCCCATGGGCAATGCTTTGCCAGGGTCCCCCCACTTTTCCGTCAGGCTTCTCAGGCGTGGGGGTTACGGACCACCTCTCCATGAAGAGGTTGGTACTCTTACTATAAAAGTCCGTCTTGAGTTCGATAACGGCGCGAGACCATTTCACTTGAAGGTCACCCTTCCGGCCATCCGTCCTGACGATAGCTCCTTGACCATACCGTTCCAGGAAGTCCTTCTCAGCTTTCTTGCCTTTTTTCAACTGAGCGGACATGCTGAATGTCTTACTCTTTTTCATGGGACTTCCTTGTCAGTGTCGGGAAAGTTGAGGACTGCGTGTCTACCAAACCACTCGCGAGCTGCTGCGTCGTATGCCAGAGCTGCTTCTTCCGCCGTGGCAAAGCTACCAATATACACTGTTTTATTATTATCGCAAGCAATCTCAGCTTTGTACGGACTCTTAATCCTGTTAGGAGGATTACAGTACACTCCTTTAAATGGAGTGTTGGTTCCGCCACGTTTCCGAGTATATGCCGAGTTTTGTTGGGGAGTAACTAATTCTAAGTTAGTGATTCGGTCATCATCTCGCTTGTGATTGAGATGGTTAATTTGCGTGTCTGGGGGAATAGTTCCGTGTACGGCCAACCAAATTAGGCGCGACCGAAACGATTCATAATACCGGTCCCGGTTAAGGGTATGGTACCCATTTTTTTTACCCAGTCCAATTTCCTTGCGTGTTCCGTCACGTTGCAGTGCGCCATAAACTTTGCCCTCATTAGGACAAATCATGATGGTTCCGCCGGTTACTGTTTCCATGATTATTTCCCACCGCATCACGCTCTCCCATCGACAAGGCAATCCAGGAACCAATGGGGCAAGAGATGCTGCCCTTCGGAATAGAGTCTCATAAAACTACTATCCAAGCAATACGTAACTCCGTAATCATTCTCGTGCCGGGATACCCGGCCCCCAGCCTGGATGACAGTCTTCGCTGTCTCCCACAAATACCACTCGGGGTCACGCTCGGCGAGTGCTGCTATAGCAGGGTCGCCAAGACTGGGCCACGGAATCTTGGTTATCACTTGCCAACGGCCTAAGTCATCCGGTAAATCCACGCCCTCATACATACCACATGCAACAAGGACTCCGTCCTTGCTATCCAAGTATTCTTGATACTTGGCCTTCTTATTCTCCCTGGTATGGAAGATGAATCGTTTGTCAACTAACTTCGTTCTCAACATGTCGGCCATTTGATAGGTGGCGTGAACCAGACCTCTTTCACCTTGGTGTCGCGTGAGGAGGTTGGTGTTTATGTAATCGGCTATCACGCCAACTGCCCGCTCCATATTGGCACGATTAACAGAGATGATATCGTCCACGACAAAGGGACGTCTATCCGGCGGAATCGGGCTCGGGCTATGCAAGTATGCTACCCGTTTGCCCGAGAGGCCAAGTGTCTCCACATCTTTAGGTCCGATGGTAGCCGACAACAAGATGACCTTCTTGACATCCGACGGCCACAGCCGTCGGGCTTCATTACCGACCTCTAATGGAGTCAACACAATACAGTCCCGTTCCTCTGGTTCCCCTCGGCGCGTTCCCTTCCCATTGAACTCCCGTACCGCACGGCTTACGCTGTAAGCGGGATGCCTACTCTTCAGGGTTTCCAAGAGTTTCTCCACCTTGACGGTCTTCTTTTTACGGGGCGGGAGTCGCTCGGCCCACTGAAGCAAATCAGAAGGCCGATAGGCCGACAGGGGGTAAAGATAATCGTGGCGCCACAAAACTACTTCCCCCATACTGCGGAGGGTGGGGATGAGCTGGTGGGCCTCATCAACTATTAAGACATCCCGGTAGAGGCGGTGAGCCAAGTAGGCGTGATAGGTATACACCCCTGGACCACGGCGGTACTTCGCTTGGGCGAGTTGTGTTCCGCAGGAACATCCCTTACAGAAACCCTTCTTGATGGCCCTTACCTTCGCACAGGGGAGTTGACTATCCTCGCACCAATAGCTGTCCAACCGCCTTAGTGTCGGCGTATCGGGAAAGGTAGATAGGAACTGGTCCACCAATTGATTCGTGGGATTGATGTAGCTAGCTGAATATCCTGCTTTCAGCAGGGTCTTCGCCATGGCACTCTTACCAAAGGCCGTCGGCGCCACGATAACGAAGACGTCATACTGGTTCCTCTTCTCCTCGA